ATCTAGTGATTTAAGAATTAATATATATATATATATATATTATAATATATAATAATTCTTTTATTTCTTTTCTTTGCTTCTTTCTTTTCTTTTTTTCTTATGCCAAATAAATCGGGGCTTGCAAATTTTCACCTATGGGTGTACCTGCATTCACAAGACCAGTGACAGAGTTTAATCTCCAGTGACCTGTCACTTCGGACAAACGCACTCAAGTTTGTTGCCAATTCAATGCGGCAGGATTTTCTTTGCTTAATTACTGTCGGCTAGAACTGCATTGAACCTTGATTTGGCAAGGCTTGAGATTTGTGCCCATTTTATGCACAGCGTACTGTGATTTGTCAAGTTGCTTATGCCGGCTTATGTCGGCTTTCGTATAAACGTCTTAGACCTGTAGCGAGAAGTTATATGGTTGTAGCCTCATCGAACAGTGTATCCATGTCATCGTAGAATGCGTCTTTGTCGTCTTGAGTTATTCCGCAGTAAATCAGTGTAGTCTCGGGTGAATCGTGATTTAACATTCTCTGGAGTGTCACAAGAGCTCTTGAATCGTCGGGGTGCATCTTTATTGTCCAGTAGCCAAAGGTCTTTCTGAGGCTATGTGCGCTCAAGTGGTATGGTAGCCCAAGGTCGGTTTGAAGCGAATGAATGATTCTATAGATTTGTGATTGGTCAAGACAACCGCCTTTCTCGGATTTGAACAGATAGTCTTCAAGGGAGTAGTCGCCGATGTAGTCGAGATATGTCTTGATTGCTTCACGGCATGATGAATTAAGCTTTGGATTGTTGTGTTTAGAGGTCTTTTCCTCGAACAAGCTGATATAGCTTTTAAATCTACCGCCCTCGGTAATCACATCGCCAATCTTGATTTTAACTAAGTCGCCACCACGGAGTCCCGTTGAAATGCCGAGGGTGAAGAACATGTAGTTACGAAGTCTGATGCGTCTAGTCTTACCGTTGTTGAGCAAGAACTCTTTTGCCTTTTGAATATCCGCCATGTCTCGAATTGGATCGCCAGGGGTTGCCTTGGGTTTGCCATGTGAGGTGTATGGCGAATTGTTGCGTGGACGCTTCTCGATTTCGGGGCGCTTTGGTTTTACGGCGTCGCCAATGTCGATAACGTTGCACTCAAGTTTTGGGGCGGTCGAACCACTGAATACCTGCTGGGCGTGCTTGATTTTGTAATGTCTCATATGTCTATCTCCTTTTATCTATGGGGTTTATCACCCTTGTCCTTATATACATATTATACACCATTTTTGGCTAAATGTCAAGCTTTTTAGAAAATACCTATGCGTTTTTTGACAATTATTTTTAAGGCATAAATCTATTAAGCACAAGCACGAAGCGTGCTGAGCGCACGATTGCAGGATGGGACTCAGATTGATCGTTGGGGCTGAAATGGCGCCACGGTTGCGTGTCGCTTTCTGGCGGCGGATTAAGTCGGCGTTAAATGCTTATGCCTTTGAGAAATGCGTTCACAAAAAGTTTACAAATGTGCGAAATACAAGCTTTCTTTCGGGGGCGTCACCAAAAAACCTTGCGTTCATAAGCCTAAAAGCTTGCGTTACAAAGAATCGCATTTTTTGCAAAAGTGACGATGCGTGGATGAAAAAGGGGAGGGGAGTGGAAGAAAAGATTGCGAAAATAGGGCGGATGTGAAAGATGAGGCTACTCTTTAATATTTGGGCGTTCTGAGCACAAAAATATTTTTATTCAACCCCTCATGCAAGCTTATCAAAATAGCTTGCATTTGACCCTTGCTTCCTTTTTATAAGAAAAAAGCGTTTTTGATATTCTAATAATTTTCAAAAAAGCTATTGACTTTTAATTCAATATAGTCTATACTATCATTGTCGACAGGACGAGGGGCTACAACATACAACGATAGCCAATAGCAAACATCACATCCTGTGACGTGTAACAGCATAGAGCGTGAACTCTTTAAACTCCAGTATCTTGATAAATCTATATTAAGACCCTCTGAGCAGTAAAGCACTCACATTTGTCTATCAGAGATGATAGAGCCGTGAGCTGTGAGAGCAGACCGCTGAGCCGTCCATGGTTTAGGTATAGCATAGATTGAATTAGCTCAGACCTTGCTTGAAATTTCAGCGAGTATCGGCGATGACCCTGTATTTTTACGGGCGAGCTATACCCTGACGACAGCGCAGTAAAGTCGCATCCCCTAGGGTGTTGGAATAGCAAGAGCCGACTGAGCAAAAAAATGAGCGTGATGCCTCATGGAGTAAGGGTAACTGTATGCCTTTACAGTACGCAAGCTTGCCGTACAATTCAATCACAAAAAAAGTAGGCTAATTCTTTTGAGCTGTCTTGAATTAAGCAGGGCAGTTTAAAGTTTTATATAAAGCCCGTGAGCCGTCGGCTCGTGGGCTTGAATAGAGCTTTAAAGCTCAAATTTTAAATTTTAATTGGAGGTATTCATTATGAATAACATTAACATTTTGGAACAGTATAGGCTTACAGAGTCTAAAGCAGGCGATGGCGTGGAAGTAATAGCGTCAACATCAGAACAGATCGATAACATTAAGACCTATATCAAGGGGCTTAATATCAAGTCAATTCGCACAATGTACTCTGTGCTTGAGGGCTTTGGTTTTGCCGTTTCATTCTCAAAGTCGCTCTTCTCACCTGACATCGACAGCGACACTTTCAAAGGCTGGCTTAAGCCGTTCAAAGCTCTACAGACACGGCTTTCCATCTATGGACTTTGCAAGCGTCGTGCAGTCGAGTTTAATACGGCTGATAATATCAAGGCTATGACAGACTCAAAGTCTGAATGCTTTGATGAGCTTAAAGCCCTCAAAACATGGCTCGGTGTAAAAGTCAACTGCAAGTCTACAGATATAGACACATTAGAGGCTCACTGCTTCAAATATGCTAGAGCTAGCAGAGAAGCTATTGTAGAGGGCTGGACTGTCAAGCCGGTGAGTGTCTATCAGTTCATCAATTTCTGTTTCAAGGAATTGAATTTTGGTGAGAGCAAGACAGAGTGTGCTCTCGGCTATGCACAAAAGGCTATCAAGCAGGCGGTGCTTGACGATGCCGCCGAGGCTTATAAAAAGCTTACAGACTCAAAGTCTGCCGAGCAAACTGAGCCGGCAAAAAAGCCAGCCAAAAAGACAACAAAAAAGATGGCAAAAGCCGAGCCAGAAGCAACAAAAGCTGAGCCAGTAAAGGCTTAATTTAAACAGTTCTGAGGGGTGTCTGTAAAAGCCCCTCACCAACGCACATTGAGTGACAGTTATTCTGTCGCTCTTTTTTTTGTGCAAATTTTAAGGCAGATTTTTTTGACCCTTGCGGAATTTCTTTTTACTCAAAACGACCTAAAAGGCGTCACTTAGTAAAGCTTCCGAGGGTCGATCTGTCTTAAAAAAAAGGAGGTTTTGTAATGAAATTTTCATCACATATAGCGAAAAAACCGCTGAAATTTCACGGTTTTCACGTTCTAAAGGGTGGTATGTACGGGCAGGGCATGCTTATAGTTGACGGTGTAAAACGCCCTGTTTATTTTGTCTATCATGGGCAAAAAAATAAAGATAGAGTCGTAATTTTTTACACATATTACGACGACACGAGGATTTGGTTTAAAGACAAGTTTGCTGTAACCAATTCCATGATTACGGCAGAATGTGCCATAAGGCACTTAAATGTTGAATATCCGCCAAAGTCGGGCAAGCAGGGTCCTCGGTCAATTCTGGCAGAAGTTCCACGCCATGGTGGTAAGTCTGCGGCAGAAAAATTTGCTATACAATGTGCTTCTATGCACTTTTCAAGACACAGATAGGAGGTAATTTTTTTATGGATAAGCTCGCAATAGCTATACTTAAGGCGTTGCATGACGGAGTTGTCACAAAAGGCGAAGCCGTCGAATATTGTCACAAGTACGGCATTACGCTTTAATTGCCTATCAGGTGAATTTATATCAAAGAGGTGTTTTATTTGCTCATTTGAGTAAGTGATAACCGCAAGTCACGTTAAATAATTTGCGGCGTTTAAGTACGGCATAACCCGCTAAAAGTCTATTACTGCGGTTTATTGCAAGGCTTGAGCGATATTGAAATATTGGGCTCGGCTGGTATGAGCAGGAACGGAGGTGGTGATTTATGCTCATTGTGCCAACCCTCGTGTAGAGGGTTACATAAGTTAGATATTAGCATTGATTTAAAATTCCTTTCTTTTTATTCAATAGGCGGTCAAAAGCCGCCTTATGGCTCGTTGGTCAAGTGATTAAGATACCGCTTTCTCAGAGCGGAGTCGTAGGTTTGAATCCTGCACGAGTCACCAAAGGACGTTGCAGTCCTTAGACACGCATCGGTGACAAAAGTTACTGAATGCGCAGGGAAGTACGGATGAGACGTACATTACTTGCCTTCTGTGGGTTGTGGGCAAGACAAGCCGCTGTGGTGGAATGGCATACACAAGGGTCTTAAACACCCTCGGAGTAAAATCCTTACGAGTTCAAGTCTCGTCAGCGGCACCAGTGTAGTTTGCCAATGCTACACAAAAGAAAATTGGCATAGCAGGTACAGTGCTTATCCCACCATATGGGAATGTAGTGAGATGCCTGCGCTTGCGACTTTAGCTCAGTTGGTAGAGCAACGCACTTTTAATGCGGAGGTCATGGGTTCAAGCCCCATAAGTCGCACCAACGCCAGATTTTATGGTGATTTTCAGGCGTAATCAGAAAATCATTATTATTAAATTTGGAGGTGGTATCATGAATACTATTCATGGATACAACGAAGTACATATAACATACGACCTGACAAAAATGCTCAGGTCAATAAAGCGCTGTGAAAAGCGTGAAGAAGAGGAGAACGAGCTGAGAAGTCGTATCAATGCCTATCGCAGCCATCGTGCCGAGCGCAAGGCAATGAAGATTCTGTGGGTTATGCAGAAATCAATAGGGCTCATTATGGCAATTATGGCTTATATTGAGCCGAGCTGTGCGATTATTGCGGCACCGCTGGCGTGCGCTTTTCTTCTGACGAAGAAGATACTGCCGATCCGTCCTGTTATTATCGACACTGAGGATGGTGTAGTCGAGTTCGAGCTTGAAAAGAAGATTGGCGGGTGATTAATATGTTGCCTGAGCGGTTTGACAAAATAGACATCGCAATTCCTAAAGGTGTTAGAATTGTTGGTCATAGGCTCTTCAAGCTTTTTAAAACCCTTGAGGAAATTAATATTCCAGAGGGTGTAGAAGTCATTGAAGAGGAGGCTTTTTTCGGTTGTGAAGCTCTTAAAAAGGTTATTTTGCCAAATACTTTACATAGAATAGGCAAGGGTGCCTTTGCTGTCTGTGACTCTTTTGAGTATATAAATTTACCTGTAGGGCTTCAGCAAATTGAGGCATACGCATTTATGGGCTGCAAAAAACTAAGATGCATTATAATACCGAAAACTTGCGAGGTAATTGGTCGCAGTGCATTTGTAGGATGTAATAATCTTGAATACATAATACTTCTAAATCCGAATTTAGAAGTAACAGATATAGGTCTTACTAACAAATGCGTAATCGTTCGTGACAATAAAGAAGACGATAAGGCGGGAGGTAAATGTGAGTTTATACAATGGCAAGAGGATATCTTGGCTCAAAAGAGTTTTCACCGAGGGTACAAGAATATGCCTTGAGAAAATGGTTGATGACCCATATCCAGTTGAGCCGAATACGCTTGGAACGGTTGCCCATGTTGATGACGCTGGTACAATTCATTGCAATTTTGACAACGGACGCTCACTTGGCGTTATTTACGGCGTGGATAAATTTCATATTGTAAGGAAGGGAGAATAATTATGAAGAGTGGCGGAATTGGTTTTTGCGGACTGCTTACTATCGTATTTATCATACTGAAACTGACTAAAGTTATATGCTGGAGTTGGCTTTGGGTGGTATCACCACTGTGGATCGGCGCACTGCTTAATCTGATTATAACGGTGATTGCGGTTATTATAAGCCTTAAAAGTTAGGCAGAGGTAAGCTTAATATCTTTAAAAATTACTAAAGGAACAAGATGTTCCGTTAGTTCAAATGGCATTACATCAAAAAAAGTCTAAAGTCTATTCAAGCGCTTTTAAAGGGACAAGTTGTCCCCTTAAAGATGGGTATTTTCTTAAAGGTACAACTTGTACCGTTAAGAATTTAGATTACTAACCGAGCAAGATGTCCAATTAGTTCTATGAGAGAGGAGGTGAAATTATGCCAGAGAGTAAAATCATCACGAGCGAAAGCATGGTAGACAACTATGACCTCAGAAACGAGCTTATTGCCAGAACTGAGGTTCTTGATAAAGTTAAGAAACTGCTTTTGATACCCGAGATGAACTGTATGACTATTAGGCAGGTGGCGGATTATTATGATGTTGATGTTGATACTATACAGCGGTGTTATCAGCGAAACCGTACCGAGATTGAGGGCGATGGCGTTGTAAACAAAACGCCAAAAATCTTTAAAGAAATCTTTAACCGAACAACTTGTTCAGTTAAAGATGAGGAGATTACTAATAAAACAAATTGTCCTATTAAGAATTTTGAGCAGCAACATGGTAAACTCATAGTTCAAATTGACGATAACACCCGCCTTGAAATTCCAAACCGAGGTATCAAGTGTTTCTCCAAGCGTGCCGTCCTCAGAATAGGCATGCTTCTTCGTGACAGCAAGATAGCCCAAGAGGTCAGGACACAGCTCCTAAACATTGTCGAACACACCGCAGAGGAAAAGCCAGAACTTCTCACGCAAGATATCGACGACGAAGAAAAGCTCCAAGCGGCAATCGGCAAGGCTTTTGCCACGGGCGATATTATGGAATTTGCGACAGCCGCCCAGGCTTACACGGCGTTTCAGCGGCGTCATATCGACAGAATTGAAACGTCAAACAAGCTTTTAACAGCCGAGGTCTTACATATTTCAGACCGCAAAATGTTCAACAGAGTTATGCGCAAGTTTGCTTCGACTTTGCATATCAGTTTCGGCGTAGCTTTCAGCATGCTGTATAAACAACTCAGTTATCGCTACGGGATAGACCTCAAAAAGCGTGGCGATCGCAAGACACCGTATATTCAGTATATCAAAGATGACGAATGGGACAAGGTACAAAAAGTCATCGTTGCGATTCTTGAGAAATACAATGTCAACGTAAAAGAATTCTTTGAAAGTTGCTCTCCAACCTTTAAAGAAAAGTAATATAGGCGGAGTTTTCCGCCTTATGGTTCACTGGTCAAACGGTTAAGACGCCGCCTTCTCAGGGCGGAATTACATGGTTCAAATCCTGCGTGAGTCACCAGCCCATTTTGGGCATTCCCTTCTTTTTTTCTGAATGCGATGCTTTGCATCGCTATGGCTCAAATAGACTCTTATCCCCAGTGAGAGCACAGGTGCAAATCCTGTGTGAGCCACCATTAATGCAAGCAAGGCTTGTAAATTTTAAAATTTAAAGGAGTTTTTTAAATGACAAATGAAAAAATGACAATTCACCAAGCTCTTTGTGAGCTTAAGATTCTCGATAAGAGGATACCCGCCCTTATCAAAGACGCAAAATTTGTGGTTGAGAACAAGCATAGCAACACAAAGATAAACGGTATTTCTATCGAAGAAGCCAAGAATGACTTTAAGGCGAGCTATGACAAAATAACTGACATTATAAAAAGACGCAAGGCAATCAAGCGTGCCGTTACACTTTCAAATGCCGAGACCGAAGTTACAATACAGGGCATGAAGCTGACTATTGCCGAGGCTATTGAATACAAGAATCACGGCATAGAATTTGAGGAAGAACTCGTAAAGCATATGTCAAGGCAACTTAAAAACGCACAGGACAGATGTAACTATGAGAACGGCGAAACATTGCAGGAGCGTGCCGACGAGTATGTACTCGGAATGTTTGGTTCAAAGGACGGCAAGGCTGTCACAAAGGAAATAGAGGAAGCAAAAGCCGCCTTTATAAAGGCAAACACTTTTGAAATTATCGAGGGTTTTGACACTGCCGAAATCATTTCCGACCTTGTCGATCGTATAGACAAGTTTAAGATTGATTTTGACTCGGCTATCAGCGTATCGAACGCTATAACCGAAATCGAAATTTCGTACTAAGCAAAAAATGGGTGCTTTTTGAAAACCTTTAATTTTATGACCTTTGTGTTTTAGGCTATATTCACAAAGTAAAATAATAAAAATCTGGCCTCAAATATAAGTAATAGTTATCGTAGTCTATACGAAGATATATGATATTCCTTTTTTGTGGGAATGTTTTGTTGCTCGACTGGTTGCATTACAGGTTCAATTCCTGTACGAGTAATAAGATAAAGCTTAAGGCATAAAGCTGAAAATTTAATTACGAAAGTTCAAAGCTTATAATCGTCTAAAGCTTAAATCTTAAAGCACAACAATTAAGATTTTACGAAATCCTTGGGTTTGGTTAAGGTGCGTCATAACTTGACCGTAGGTTATCCACAAGGCTGAAAAGTGTCCATTTTTATATATTTGACGGCGGGTTGACTTCGGTTGACTCGTCGTTATTTTTTTATTCAAATGCAAGCTAAAAAGCTTGCAAGTTACATTTTGATGACATGGTCGATTGAACTATGTCACCACTTTGTAATTAAACTGTAACCTATGTAACCGTAGGTTACAATGCTGACCGCCATGGCGGTCTATGTGCCATTAGCTCAGTTGGTAGAGCATTCGACTTTTAATCGAAAGGTCTCGGGTTCAAATCCCGAATGGCACACCAGCCATTATGAAAAAATAGGAGGTAAAAACTATGGCGTACTGTTTTAACAATATAAAAAATTTCAGGTTAAGAATGGCGGCACAGGCGATTCCTATACCAATTAGAAACATCATGCTTACAGATAGTGTACACAAGAAGTCCATCGACACTGAAAAACTCGGCACAAAAGAAAAACTCGTTGTAATTGTACGGCGAAATTCCCGTGATACATATTCTTTGATTACAGGTCGAAGAGATTACGAAATTGCCAAGCGTGACGGTGTAGCAACTATAAATGCGATAGTTGTAAACATTAGTCGCCCCGCTTTTATGAGTAACTTCAAAAAGCTTATAGACGTGGATAAAGTATACATACCGCGAGACTTTATGAATCATCCGCCCAAAAAAGAAAAGATAGACAGAGTTATCTGTTTCTATAATCATTATGGAATTTTTGATAGTCCTATAACTATAAAGCTTGATGCTAAGGGTAACAAAATTCTAAAAGACGGTTATGCCAGATACATTGCCGCCAAAAAACTTGGAGTAACTCAGATTCCGTACAAAATCATTGGGAGGGGTGTTCATAATGCTAAAAATCGGTAATGAAGTCAGAATAAGGCGTAAAAAAGACCTGCTTTGCGAATATGGTTACAACGATCAAGAAGATGAACCATTACGCCCCGAAATTTCATATTTAAGCTTTAACCCATCAATGTATATATATTGTGGAGAAATTCACAGTATAACAGAGCTTCGGCGTAGAGGATGGGGAGATACAGGTGAATATACATTAAATGGAATCCAGCGTTGGGCTTGGACGGAATATATGCTCGAAACCCTTGATGGCAAAAAGTTGTAAAAAAATGCCCGCTTTTACGGGCTATATTGGAGTGTAGCCAAGAGGTAAGGCAACGGACTTTGACTCCGTCATTCCGCTGGTTCGAGTCCAGCCACTCCAACCACAGTGCGAGGGTAATTCCTGATACATACTATGGTTCTTCACCTCCAATAATCCCATAGTATTAAAAAGCCCTTATGGGCTTATGGCTCGTTGGTCAAGTAGTTAAGACGCTATCTTCTCAGGATGGAATCGTAGGTGCAATTCCTGCACGAGTCACCAAATAATGCAACCAATAGTATTACTGATATGTAGTTTCATATAACTACATAATAAAAAAAAGAAGGGATAGATTTACATGAAAAAGATTGAAAGGGCTACACGCGACGAACAAATTCTTGGAAGAGTGCTCGGCGAGGATGAATGGAAAAGCGTTTTGCTTACTAATGTATATAACCATTTTTTAATAAAAACATTTGGGAAAGAAACGACAGCACGTAGAAAAACAGAACAACTTATCAATGAAACTATTAATGAGTTTTGCCGTGTATGGGGCTTTAGTCGGACATACGAAACAAGACATTGTGATGGCAAAGATTTTCTTGACTTTTTAAAATCCAGAATTGTTGAAAGAACAACATTTACATACCACATTATGGATAATATGAATGTAAGAAAATTAGATCTTACACCGGTAGAACTAATCGATGTCACTTGTTCAATGGTGGCAGCTCCTCTTGCGCAAAGGCGTGGCGACAACTCTCTGGGGTATAATGCCACATTGCGGCGTATTTATGGTGAAATGTCTGCAAGATATGGCATCGTATGGAGTAATCGCATGAAGAGGGCAAATGTAACCTCAAAACATGAGGTTATAGAAAATAACCCGAAATTATGCAAACTCTTTAAGAACATCGTAAATGACCTATTGAAAAGAGGTGATTTTTAATGTATCAGATAGGCGACAAAGTGCGAATAAGATCTCTTAAGGATATGCGGTGCGAGTTTGAAACTCCGTCTCCACAGTATTGTGGTAACGCATTGATTTTCGGATATATTCATTTCATCAAAAACATGATTCCATATTGCGGAAAAGAATTCTTTATAAAGGATTTTTACTTCTGCAATCATAATATTTATAGGCTTGAAACTAATTGTGGTCGAGAATTGCCTTTCGCCTTTGCAGAATATATGTTTGAAAGATGTGGAAAAAACGTTAGAGAATATGCTGAAGAAGATCTGGAAGAGTTAGATAATCAAATATTTATTTGATAGGAGGTGGTATTGTTTTGATACAGGTGGGTGACAAAGTCCGAGTTAGACGACTAAAAGATTTAGCCTGTGAACACATGAATATTGAAAGTTATAAACTAATCGGAGCCGGAACTCGTAGCAAATGTATAACTCTGATTGGCAAAGGAAGCTCTTTTATTGATAGCATGTGTGTCTTTTGTGGGCAGGAACTCGTAATAAATTCGCGCCATTTTCCATATAGAGGTTGTGCCCTTTTTTCTGCGTATAAATGTCCTTTCAATTTGAATGCGTATATGTTAGAACATCTCGATGGCAGTCTTATTGCTGAAAATTAAATAGGAGGTGATGATATGACTAAAATTGGAGATAAGGTTCGGGTTAGGAGGTGCAAAGATTTATTGTGTGAGTTTGTAGAACCACACGATAAAATTGGGGAAATTGGTGTAGGACATACGTTCACTAATCCCATGTTTATTTTTTGTGGTAAAGAAGCCACAATAGACGATTTTGAAGACGTTTTTCATGGTTATAATGGGTACTTACTCGACATTGATCATGAATATGTCTTTGATTTATACATGCTTGAATCCCTTGACGGTAGAGCGCTTTAATTTTTAGGAGGTGAATATATGAGGCTGGAAAAAAGTGTTTTCTTTTTTAAGCGATACCTGGATTTGCTTGAAAAAATAAAGGAAATTAATAGCCCGCATGCCTATTTGCTTTTTCGTTACATTATGAAACGAATAGCGAAATGTAGACCAAAAACAACGCACATGGAAGATATCATATCTGAATGTGAAAGACAAAATGTTAATCCTATAACATTTATTAAATTTGTAATGCCTTGATAGGTAAATAAAAAAGGAGTGTCTTAAAATGACAGAAGAAAAATTTAAAACATTAAGAAGATTTGAGCTTGTTCGTTGCAGAGAGTATATCGGCAGAATAAGGAAGATAACAGGTGAAGAGGTTTATATGATGTCGGGAGATGTCTATCACCGCTGTGATCTTAGTGAAAATCTCTTTGAGGTTGGCGACAAAATCGTTCTGCGCAAGAACAGCGAAAAAGTTAAGGTATGTAGAATAGCTGAACACGTTATTGATTCTACGGCGACATTTACATATGAAAGAGCTAACGGCGAATCGGCTCTGTATCATTATATTTCACCTAAAAGTAATGATATTACGTTTTTTGCCCCAATGGGACTTTGCGGAGAAGAGCGCTCATGCGAGCGCATGGACATTGTAAATAATATGTGTAGTATCCTTGACGATGCAAGATACGAGTATAGAAAAGATGTCATTGTCGATATCGTTAATGAATTCTTTAAAAACAAAGCAGAGCTGCTTTCTATATTGAGGAAACATCCTAATTGGGATGAAAAAAATCTTTGCATTAAAGGCGAGGTAGAAGAAACTCGTGTAAAGGACGGCAACGACTTTCTTAAAGCCTGCAAAGAATTTTACCATAATTGCCGTGAAAACGGCATGTATCTAACTGACGATCAGCTAGACATAATGTGGGATGGTGTGCAGTGTACCCAACCACAGCAGTTTGTTACTAAGGAGATAAAAGAAAGGTATGAGGCGGTTGGCGTACATATGACCGTTGGGGCCAAGTATTCTCGTGAACTTAACAAGATTTTTGTAGATATGGGACTTGATAAATACCCAAACTACAATCACGATTTTGCGGTGATTGCCGATACCATCAATCCGTTGAAAAACACGCAGGTGGCAATACTCTCAGTAAATCCATGCGACTTTCTAAAAATGTCATATGGTGAGGGATGGGATTCATGTCATCACGTAGGACATCACGGCTGTTATCATGCAGGAACACAGTCTTATATAATGGACTCTTCGAGCATGATTTTTTATACTTTATCAAACCAATATGCGGGTGATCCATGGGAAAACAACAAGCTGACAAGACAGATTTATTGCTATCAGAACGGGCTTCTATTGCAATCTCGTAACTATCCGAATTATAAGTTACCTCAGCGCGATGCAACTTATACATATTTTGTTTCGAAAGCAATCGCCGATTGTCTCGGCATAAAAAACGAGTACAGAAAAGTGGAACATGATTATATCTGTACAGCGGAACACTCATTGCATTATCCAGACTATAATTACGAGCAATACAATACTAATCTGTACGCTTTTGATAGTATATGGGAAGGCGATGATATTACAATTGGACATATTTCTTGGTGTTTGAAATGCGGTGATGAACTGTGTAATTCAGGAAATATGATATGTGACGATTGTGATGAGGGGGAAGATTGGAGCACACAAGATGCTTCTTTTATTGACGATATTACTAATGAACGTTTTGATGTAATAGAAGTAGATAATTATGTGGGTTACGACGAAGAACATGACATTTTATATGCCCCATATCGTGTTCATAAATGTAATTGTTGTCATCAAGTGTTTTATGGTAACAATTCGCTAGTTGACGGATTGTGTAAAGATTGCCGTGAAAAGAAATTTATTGCTGGCAAAAAAGTTGTTGTTTCAAAAAAGGGTTTAATTTTTATACGTTTTCTTAGTGCAAAAGAGATGTTTCCAACATTACAGCTTTTTGATAGAAGAGCTTGTTCATGCTACTATGAGGCTAATATTTATGGAACAATAATAAAAACTTTTAAGTGGATGTATGACGGTGCTGAACATACGCTATGTGCGCTTAATGTTAGTGACAGGTATGTATGTATAGTTGATATCAACGGCATAAAGGAGGTAGACTAATATGAATATTATCGAGATTTGCAAATTACCACAGGACAAGCTTAAAGAAAGGCTTTTTGTAGAACTTCAAAATTTAGGCTATTCACCCGTAAATGAAGACGGCTACATATATGCAGAGGGTACGCATCCAGTATTGCTAATGGCACATATGGATACCGTACATCATGATAACTGTACGATTGTGTGCGTTTCCGAAGACGGCAAGTATATAATGTCACCACAGGGTATCGGCGGTGATGACCGTTGTGGTATCTATATGATATTACAAATTGTCAAAGACGTTCATTGCTCAGTAATCTTCACCGAGGATGAAGAAATTGGTTGCGTTGGAGCCAGAAAATTTTGCAAATCCTCATATGTACCAGAAAAACTCAATTATATTATTGAGTTCGACAGAAAAAGCGGAAACGACGCCGTGTTTTACGATTGTGACAATGATGAGTTTGAAAAATTTATCACAAATTCGGATGTTGGTTTTAAAAGTGCATGGGGTAGTTGTAGTGATATAAGCTACGTTGCACCGCATTTAAAGGTTGCAGCCGTTAATCTGTCGAGTGGGTACTATTCGCCTCATACCCAGCATGAATATATTAATCTTGAAGAGGTTGAGAATAATATCAAGCGTGCAATGGTACTTATCAATACTGACACACCAAGATATGAATATATTGAAAAGGTCAAAATCAAGTATGATTATTCAAGCCTTTATGGACGATATTACGGCGGCGATTTTTATGGTGCCAGTAGTAGCTTTAAAAGCAAAAAAGACGATGACAAAGATGGACAGTTTAAAATTGAGGATTATTATGGCGGCGGCAAAGCAAAAAATTCAGTCAGCGATTTCTATGACGAAGAACCGCAGCTAGGCTTAGATCTTTATAGTAGCATTTTTCACAAGAAACTTTGCGTGCCAAACAGCAAGGTTTATTTAAAGAACTTTAATGAGCCAGATAGTAAGCCAACTGAATCGCTGGATGAATATGTGATTGATAAATACGGCACAATATATGGCCTTGATGAAGATACAGCTATATATTATCCTTTACAAGAACAGTATAAACTGGTTGATGATAAAGGCGATCTAATAAGTTATCGCGAAGAGGATTCAATGGAAATGCCTTGGGCGTTTTATGAAAATATAGAAAAAATAAATGACTATATAATGAATTTGTCAATTTATGATATGACATATTGCACAAATCTTAGTGATGATTTTATGATGATACTCCTCGACGCAATGTATCCGGGAGAAGCAAACGACGAGACAGATTGTGAAACTTTCAAACCAGAAAGTGAAATTTCTGTTGCGATATGTAAATAAGTCTAACGACGAACGGGGGGGGGTGATAAACATGATTATTCATGGTCGTAGTCCACCAGAATAAAAAAAGCACTACATATTAACCCATATAACACTAATATTAAAACATTTAAAAGGAGATATTTTTATGACATTTACAATTTCTAATCTTAAGACAGGCGACCTCGTTATATGTGCAAACGGTAAGATGGCAACAGTTATGAAGGACACAGCTAGAGAAGATGTGCTTCGCTTCCATACCGAGTTCAATTCATTTTCAAGACTCGGCGTAAACTACAATTCAGATATGACAAACAAGAGGGCAGATGGGCTGACAATTGTTAAGGTTTATCGTGCTATAGGCGTTGCAAGCAATAAGATTGGCGACCTTGTTTTTAATCCACTTAAGATGCTGGAGTACGGCACAGTTGTTTACGACAGAGCTACAGCCGAGGCTAACGGCGACGATATAACAATCGACTCCCTTAAAACAGGTGATATGCTTGTTCATAGAAACGGCAAGAGGTCTACAGTATTTAAGGGCGCAGAGTTCGGCGATATTGTTAGATATCATACAGCTAATAACAGCTTTACATGGCTTTCCAAGTTTGACAATGACACCCTGGGGCATGCGTCAAATAGCGACTATGATATTGTAGAGGTTTATAGAACTGCGGTTGACGATTCTACAAAGTATGGCGACGATTATTGCAATGTCGATCAGATGATCTGCGAGGCAAACAAGATTTATCCGGTGTCAACATGTGACGATGAGTATGGTCTCGATGATACTATTGCCGCTATGACATATGATGATTTGCAGAAATTCATCAATCATGAAATCGACAGCAGAGGCATTAGATAACAACATGTACGAGGGCGGCGTTGGTCGCCCTCTTTTTTTATTATATGCGAAACTACACAGAACAAGTACGCAAAGAGGTAGATTCTGATTTCTGCTTTTATTGTGGGAAGTATATCAAATCAGATAAAACGCTTGACCATATCATACCTGTATCAAAAGGTGGCAAAGACGAGGTCAGTAATTTAGTTGTATGCTGCCACGACTGTAATACTATAAAAGATAATTACACGATACCTCAATTAATAATTGAGCTTGAAAAGCAGATGCGATGGTGTGGCGATAATGAAATTAAAAAAGCAAGGTTGGAATATTACCTCAAAATATTTAAAATTGCCAATGATAAAATCAAGGCGAGCAGGGCGGTTTAATCCGCCAATGCCGTATATGCTATGCGGTAAATAATACCGAAAGGAAGTATAAAAAATGTATATAAGACTTTATGGACGTGTTTATGGCTATGATATTGAAAAAAATGAAAATGATGAATATGTAATAGTTGGTGATTCAAAACTTATTGGAAACTTTAAAAAACCACTTATCATTGATGCAACTAAACAAATAGTAACTCGACGATGGTATGATGCAGAATTATTTGGGCATGAGATATTTGGGGACAAATATGCTTTCATTACCGGTCAGCATACAAGGTTACTTCTTCCAGGTGATGCTGTTATTCTTAGTAGAACAAATAAAAAAGTTGTTGTATATGGATCTGGCAGAAAGTCTTTTTCATATTATCAGGATGGTGTGCTTAAAAGACGTTCGTATATTTATTCTGATGGCAGTCTCTCATTTAAAGCTTATAAATTTGTTGAAGAACCAATTGAAGAAAACACCGATTGGATGGACTCCAATCTTAAGTATAATTATGATTGTTTCTACAAATTAATAAAGACTTATTATCCTCAGGCAAAAGATAAATACATTTATAACGAATTTAAAACTTGGTATGAAGCCAAAAAGGATTTAATTGCATTGTTTAGAGAACATCCGCAGTGGAATGATAAAGAAAAATGTATTGCTATTGACCTGCCAATTAATCGTAATGTAGATGGTAGCGTAGTTGCATCTGCGGCTCGCGAATTATTCCAAACAATGTCGGCAGAATCGCCTGTATTTTCACGTCGAACCTTGGCGGCATATGATCGTATAACAGATGTAGCTTCGCGATCATATAATTATAAAACGGATAATAATTGTATTCGTTTTCATGAAACGGCATACAGGGAGATAGAAGAATACCTGAACGCTATTGATTTAAATGACGATGACATGAATATTAATGCAAAGGCTAGTAGAAATATAAATGCAATTATGAAAAAATTCAAATTATCCGATAGAACGGAGTATAACAAAGCCTCGGCAAAATGTTTTGACGCCATGGCTTTAAAGCCTCTACAGGTTAAATTTGTAGTATCACTAAATATATGTGATTTTGTTACAATGTCACATGGTAACAGTTGGTCATCATGTCACAGTTTTAGAAACCGTGGCGGTTGGCACGCTGGCTGTTTATCATATGCAAATGATGATGTAACCGTTATTACATATGGACTTGACAAAAATTGTCCCGACAATGATTACTATAAAAATGATAAAATATTTAGACAATTATTTATGATAAATAAAGAACATACAGAATATGTTCAGTCAAGAATGTATCCTGCATGCAATATTTATACAGATGAATCGGTAAATGCAAGTTTCAATTCGATACTTTCAGAAGTTGGTATAGATATTTCAGATACGCCAGTTAGAAAAGAGTCGGGTCGTGTAATAAGTGGCGAGCATTATCTTAATTATCCTGATTATTTGAACTTCTGTAATGCTTGCAACAGGTATGGATCAAACCTGTCTTTGATTAAAATTGGAGCTGGCGTGAAAAGCCTTTTTAATGGGGAATGGCTAACCTCTACAAATTCATTAACAGGCAACACTGCTGAAAATCAAGAAATAATTATTTGGAGTTCAAATATTAATAAATCTGAATATCTTACAGAGAATGAGTAGGTGATATCATGGTGTTAAATAATGGTGACGAAGTTCGCATTAGGAGATTTAAGGATTTATGTTGTGAATATAGTTTTGACTCAGACATATATGACGATGACTATGAATACGGGCGTGTAGATGATTATATACGTAATCTGAATGACTATGGCATTTTAGGTGGAGACATGGATATTTTATGTGGTAAAATTGTAAAAATACATGATAGTACGTTTTATGGTTATTGGAAGCTTTCCGCAGAAAACCAATGTCCAAAATACCTTATTACAGATAAAAAATGGCATAAAGATTTGTTTGAAGAACCGAGTAAGTTAAGAGGTATTGACAATGTGGATGAAACTTAGAAGACATAAAGATTTGCTTTGCGAGTTTTATGACCAGACTATTGATCATTTTGAGCATCGTAAATATATAATAAATTTTGACGATGCTTTGAAATATAAAAGATTGTAAGAACAGTTTCGCTATGATGCGTTTGGCACTTTTTATGGTCGTTTGACAGAGAGCCGGGCCTATATATTTGAGCCCTGTGACTGCGATGATAGCGATAAATTTCCATTTAAAATTGGCGACGTTATTGTTGGAAAATCGGGAGCTCCTTATGGAATTACTAACGAGCATTGCTTATGTGTTGTAAACGATTTACTTTTATATCGAGGTGATTGGTATACCAATGATATAAGTGTATTATGTATTGGATTTGATACATATGGTTACACAGATAAAGCCAATTCAGAGTTTTATGTAGAAGGAACATATTTTAAAAAGTGCGACAGAACTACATTAAATAATTATGACATAGACCCAAGGTTTAGCGAGTATTTGATTTGTGATAGCGACGGCGTTCATTTTGATGTGGAAGGCTATTTAGCAGATATCAATGCTTGATTTTTAGGAGAAATAAAAAATGATAAAACTATATAAGATCGAATGTATCGCTAAAGACAAGAAGGAAACCCTTGTAAGCACCTATAAAACAATGGAAGAATGTATGGGTTATGTCAACGATTATGCACGCAACAGAGGGTCGATGTACATGCGGTTTTGGCAGAATCAGGACGGCTCGATAAACATCGATTATGGTAGCCATTATATTTTTTTCTTGCTAAAGCCTACCTGTAAAAAGTATGAATATGAGATAACTAAATGGTTGTTCGATAAATAGTTAGGAGGTGTTTACAATAGCTAAATACATTAACGCTGATGAATTTAGTAAGAAAGTTCAACGTATAAGCGGTGCACGACTGGACTGTTTGGACTACAGCGCAAGGTCAATTATTACGTTGCTTGACATGGCTGAGACGGCGGATGTAGAAAAAGTAAAACATGGGTATTGGGACGGTGATCGCTCTTGTCATCATATCAGTAAATTTCAGTGTAGTTGTTGTGGGTTTGACAGTGATGCACCATTTGATTTTTGCCCAGGTTGTGGTGCAATGATGGACTTATTTTATATTATATGAAGTGAATGAGAAAAGAGGTTTACATATGAAAAAAGCATTAATAGTTATTGATATGCAGAATGATTTTATTAATGGCAGTTTGAGAACTAGGGAAGCCCAAGCTATTGTTCCAAATGTTGCAAAGCTTATACAAAGTTCCGACTATGCGGCGATATTTTTTACACGAGACACCCATAGCAAAGATTATCTTGATACGCAGGAGGGCAAAAATTTACCTATCGAACATTGTATAAGAGACACCAATGGTTGGAAAATACATGATGATATAGCAGTCGCTTCTATCGAAAGCGACATGGCGGGCGTTATTATTGATAAACCGACATTTGGCACGTTTGATATCGCTGATGAGTTAGCTGAAGACAACTATGATGAAGTCGATTTGGTCGGACTTTGCACTGATATCTGCGTGATTACGAATGCCTTAATTCTAAAAACACAGTTCCCTGAAATGAAAATTAATATAATCGAAAATGCTACAGCAGGCACAACACCCGAAGCAAAGCAGGCGGCTTTAACGGTAGCAAAAAGTTGTCAAATTAACATTATATAATAGGAGGATTCTATGATTTCTATTGATTCCAAACCAATTAATATTACTGACTTTCCTGATGGAACGTGCAAACTGACTTATAGCATTGTGGAACTCATTGGGCATGCGACTTCAGCGCCTATAGACATAACTTGGCTTTACGACAATGATTCGGAAATATTTCAGTTAGCTTGCTGTGTCGATTGGTTAAAGAGCAAGGGCTTTTGTAACATTAATCTGAATATGCCATATGTTCCTAATGCTCGCATGGATCGTACACAAAAAGCGTTTGAAATGTTTACGCTCAAAACATTTGCAAATCTAATCAATAATATGGAATTTAGAAAAGTATTTACGCTTGATATTCATTCAAACGTTGGTGCAGCTCTAATAAACAATATCAGAGATTCTTCACCGGCTGGCATTTTGAGGGATAATATTATTGACGAAAAGATTTCTAGGAAAGATCTTATTTTATTTTTCCCAGACGAAGGCGCAATGAAACGTTATTCATTCATATCTAGTATTCTTGAAGTGCCTTATGTATTCGGTATGAAAAATAGGGATTGGAAAACTGGAACCATTAATGGATTAAGCATCATGGGTAATACAGACACATTAAAAGGTAGAAACGTATTAATTGTTGATGATATTTGTTCTAGGGGCGGAACTTTCTATTATAGTGCAAAAGCTCTAAAAGAGTATGGTGTTGGCGACATTTATTTATACGTTTCACATCTTGAAAATTCGGTACACGACGGCGACATGATTAAGAGCGGGCTTATCAAAAAGGTTTTCTCTACCAATAGTATTTACCGCAAGAAGATTGGTGCCGATGGACTTGAAGTAAACGCAGATAAAATTGAGATTCTCGATATATTTTAATTTGGAGGCGACAAGTTATGTTATATAATATAAATCCAATGTTACTTATAGATTTTTATAAAGCGGTTCATGCTGAGATGTTGCCGACTAAGATAACAAAATCCGTTTCATATTTTACACCCCGAATGAGCCGTGTAAGGATGTGGAACAAAGTCGTGATGTTCGGACTTCAGGGCTTTGTAAAAACCTATTTGATAGATTACTTTAATGAAAGATTTTTTGAACGCCCTATAGACGAAGTTATTTCGGAATATGAGCGTATTATGGATGCTTCGCTTGGTAAGGGCGTATATGGCTTGCAGAAAATAAAAGACCTGCATGCCCTTGGTTATCTTCCAATTGAGATATGGGCATTACCAGAAGGAACAAAAGTTCCAATGCACGTTCCGATGTTTTGCATAACTAATACGCATGACGATTTTGCATGGCTACCGCAGGCTCTTGAATCGCTTATATCAGCCGAGGCTTGGCATCCAATGCTTGCCGCAACAGTTGGGGCGACTTATCGTGATATCGTCAATAAGTTTTATGATGAGACTTGCGATGACAGTGTATCACGAAACAAAGCCCTCGGTTCTTTTGACTTTAGAGGTGAAGAATGCACGGATTCGGCTATTAAAGCGGCGGCTGGTTGGTGTCTGAGTTTTGTAAATACAGCAACAGTCCCTGTTATACCATATCTTGAAAAGCTTTATAATTGCGATTGCACCAAAGAGTCTGTGGCATTTGGTTCACCCTCTACCGAGCATGCTGTTATGTGTTCAAATTATGCAGTCGATGGTGACGAAATTACTTTGCTTAAAAGATTATTGACCGAGATTTATCCTGATACGAGTTTTTCTGCCGTCCTTGATTCATATGATTATTGGAATGTCATTGATAACGTTTTGCCACAAATAAAACCAGAGATTATGACGCACAATGGTTGCATGCTTATGCGTGGCGATTCGGGTGATTGCATAGAAGTTGTAACTAAAACAGTGTTTAAACTTTGGGATGAATTTGGCGGCACAATTAATAGTAAGGGATACAAAGTTCTTGACCCTCATGTAAAGGCTATTTATGGTGACTCAATTACTATCCAGCGTTGTGAAAGGATATATGAAATTTTAAAGGATAACGGCTTTGCGGCTAGCAATGTTGCACTTGGCGTTGGCTCATTTTCATTTCAGTGCGTAGAAGAAGATGGAATACTTAAACCATTTACAAGAGATACCTTTAGTTCTTGTATTAAGGCAACATACTGTGAAATCGATCATAAGCCATATCCTATATTCAAAAATCCTAAAGAGGGCGGATTTAAGAAATCGCAAAAGGGTTGTTGTCTTGTTTATAAAAACGATAACGGCGAGCTCTGTTATAAGGACGAATATACTTGGAAAGAAGCTTCCTGTAATAGTAAACAAGAGTTAAAGGCAATATTCAGAAACAGCGAATTACTTATTGATGACTCACTTGCTAATATCCGCAACAGACTCCACAATAATAATTTCTAATCTAAGCGAGGTGTTTTTATGAGTTATAATGACGATAATTATAATCTGGATTTTAATTCTCACATAGCAGCGGAGATGTGTGTTGAATGGATTAGAGATTGGTTTGAGAACAATGGAAATGGTTGCAAAGCCGTTATTGGAATATCTGGTGGAAAAGACTCATCTGTTGTCGCAGCACTCTGCGTTAAAGCACTTGGTAAAGAAAGAGTGTTCGGCGTGCTTATGCCAAACGGAGAACAGGCAGATATCAACTATGCTAATGAACTCTGCGAGTTTCTCGGTATTAATAATGTAACAATAAATATTGAATCAGTTTATGATACTGCTATAGCAAAAATCAGTGACGCCCTTGAGACTACCCTTAGTGAACAAACAACAATAAATCTGCCAGCACGTTTGCGTATGGCTACACTTTATGCTGTATCGCAGACAGTCGGTGGGCGTGTTATTAATACTTGCAATTATTCTGAGGATTATATTGGTTATGCCACAAGGTATGGCGATGGGGCAGGAGACATGGCACCGCTTGCGAAGTTTACAGTGCAAGAAGTAAAATCAATAGGTCGCTTTCTTGGTTTACCTGAGAAATTTATTGAGAAAACTCCTTCTGATGGTTTGTGTGGGAAGACGGATGAAGATAACCTTGGATTTAGTTACGATACTTTGGATAAATATATACGATATGGGGTTCTTCCCAAGGCAGAAATCAAGTCGAAGATAGATAATCTTCATAAGAAAAATGAGTTTAAACTCAAACCAATGCCGTCTTTTGATTATATTATTACAGTAGCCCGACAGAGAATTAATAGGGCAAGATAATTATAAAAAATCACAGCTGATTGATGTCAACTAAGTAATGTTAAGTTAAATCAATTATATGAAAGGTGAATTATTATGAGTGAATGGACATATTGTGAAGGCTATATCGAAGTTACGCCTTTTGGTAGGACTCAAGAAGAAAAAGAATTTATTCTTAAAACCATACTAAATCATTTGCCTATTGTTGATGGTTCAGAAGAACCTATGTATACTCATATAATAAAGGCGGGTGGTCATTCGCATAGCACAAATGTTGACGAATTTGAAGCTCGTAACAAGCGCCTTTACATAGATGATCATTATGGCTATAGGTATGTACAAGATCATTACTATATCTTTATTGAGGGCGCTTTTAGAGATAGAAGTTTTAGTGAGACTTATCGACAAATAATAAAATGGCTTGTTCGTCTTTCAAAAAGAACGATAGTAATTACAACTGATGTAAACGTGCACGGTGGTTATGACGGTCGAGAAGAAAGAATTTATTGTAAAGATTCCGAATTTGCCGATCTGTATGATATGCCGTCCTGGCTTGAAGATAATTCTCATAATTGGACTGAAAGGCTTCTTCCTGCTTATTATGGTGATGTATAGAATGGAGGTCAATAAAATGAAGCATAAGAAATTTATGGACATAGAAAGACTTAATACTAACTTTGTAGAGGGTTTCCGAACAGGAGACGAAATCTACATTGAAGAAAAAATTGATGGCGCAAATGCTGCTATAAGATATGACAGCGAAACAGATACGGTAATTTGTCAAAGCCGAAAGAAAATCCTTAACGAAGAAAATAATTTAAGAGGTTTTTATGAGTGGGGGCAAACTTTAGATAAAGGAAAAATAAAAGAAATCCTTGGCGATAATCTTGTGTTGTTTGGCGAATGGTTGGTTCCGCACTCAGTTGTTTACCCCGAAGATAAATACAATCATATGTATTTTTATGACTGTTACGATGTCATAGAAGAAAAATATCTTCCGCAGGACGAGGTAATAAAAATCGTAAGCGAACTTGGCCTTACATATGTTCCAATATTTTATCATGGCGATTTTGTTTCATGGGAACATTGCGCGGGTTTCGTGGGTAAAACAGAACTCGGTGGAGAATATGGCGAAGGTGTGGTTATAAAAAATATTAGTAGACTGAACAATCCTAATAGTAGATTGCCATTTTACACAAAGATTGTGGGCGATAAATTTATAGAAACTAAAGGTCAAAAACATAACAAACCACTCAATTCAGAAGCTCTTGCGCAGAAAGAGGCGCAGATGTCATTGGCTTCTACAATAGTAACTAAAGCAAGGGTTGAAAAAATACTACATAAGTTTGTTGATGAAAACATATTACCTGAAGATTGGGATAGCAAAGATATGCCTACCGTTGCAAAGCATTTAACCAAAGCTATTTATGAGGATTGTCTCAAAGAAGAAAAAGCAACAGTGGATAACATTCCGGATTTTGGCAAAATTGCAAATGGTATTTGTATGCGACTTGCAAGAGAGATTTTGAATGCTAAATGTTCGCCTGTTTCTTGAAAATGGAGGGATGGATTATGATTCTTGTTTTGCTGGGAATTTGTATTATCGTAGTTGTAGTATCAGTTCTATTAGTCACTTATGATATATGTGATGACGAAATTTGTTTTTGTAGCATTGTGGTATTTGGAATTGGCTTTTTGATTTGCATTGGAGCTTTGTTTTACTTCTTGCATTCTGTTATAGATGCAAAGTTTGTAAAAGATAAAATTGCAATGTACGAGGAACAAAATAGTAAAATAGAGGAGCAAATTGATGTTGTTGTGAAACAATATATGGAATATGAAAGTGATACATATGCCATGACGGCTCCAGAAAGTTCTATTACATTGGTAAGCCTGTATCCAGAATTAAAATCCGATGAGCTTGTAAAAAAGCAGATTGCCGTGTATCAAGAAAATAATAAAAAGATTATAAATCTTAAAGAAAAACAAATAGACGCCAATGTAGCTAAATGGTGGTTATATTTTGGAGGATAAATAATGGATGCTGAAAAGATACTGTTATTAAAGATTGCAAAATCTGCTTTCGATGTGATAGTTAATGGCTTTGACGGCTGTGAAACCTGTTGCCATCGTGACGATAATAAAGATTACTGTAATTCTTGTAGTGGTGCTACAAGCTATTTACTTCCATGTCGCAATGACACTAGGTTTTACTCTTGGGAATACGGTGACAAGGTTGAAGAATTATTAAAAAAATATTCTGATATATAGCCTTATCTATATCTTATAGTTGGCAAAATTATGGAGGTATTTGTTTGAATATGACAGATTTAGAAATAAAAAAAATGTGGTATGACGCAGGTTTCTTTTATATCGATCGCTCTAGTGACAATTGTATCAACATAGCAACAGACGCAGTGTTCGATCGGGTTGGAAACCAATTTATAACTATCTATTCTGATGGCAGTTTTGAGGGCTGTGAAAGGACTTACGATGAAGATGCACCATTAAGTTTTACAGCAGATATGACTGAAGCTCTATTCAATACGATTGAATATTTAAAACAGTGCAAGATACAAAGATGTAAGTCTTTATGTGGTTTGAGGGCATAGATGATATTCTTAATGCAGGTCGTGAGCCAGATCACAACAGGTTATTATATGACGTTGAAATTATTGACGTATATGATGAAACAGGGAGGTTGATAAAATTGTGGTATCGTTTCAAAAGATGGTTTAAAAACTGGCTGTACAAATTAAATCATAAGTGAGGTGGTATAGTTGAAGTTGGTAAAGTATTTCGAGAATGAAATCATTAACACTCCTTCGGCTAATATGAAAGGAGTGGGTGAACTTATCGTTGCGTTACAGGTCATTCGGGCAAGATTGTTATACATAGATGTTAGTAAATATTATGACACCTGTGATAAGCTAAATGATTTGTGCAGTATTTTGGTCGGAAATATGAGTCGTGAAGATTACAAAGAAAAATGGAAGAAAGACTGAGGTTGATAAAATGGAATATCTAACAAGCGAGAAATGGCATGATGATGCGACAATAAGTGCATACGTGAGGTGGATAAATGCGATGTGCCCAACAGTTAATTCGATAAATACGCTCCAAAAGACGGAAGAATTGTATACTCCATACCGTGCAACATTCTGTATGCCAAAGATTAGCGATTATTCTTATACTAAAGTGCAGGCAATCAATAAGAGTAATAACACACGTTACGATGCGATGGAAACTGTAATTACTTTTGCTAATGGTGATAAAGTAACGGTATCATGCCCTATAGAAGAAGCTAATCAATATACAGGCTTCTATACAGCCATAGCTAAATACGCCATGGGTAATAGTAACAAAGTAAATAATGCGGCGGATTATTGGATAAACAAATTTCCAAAGCAAAAAGCAAAAACAGAAGAAAAAGCGAGAAGGCTGAAAGAACAGGCTAAAAATATAAAGCGTAAGAAAGAACGCCGTTTGCAGAAAGAGCGTGAAGATATGGAAGCAAAAAGACTTGCAGATAAATATAAAATAAAGCTAATCGCTAATAAGAAATATGGTGTTCCACTTGACTTTGAGCCATAATAACTTTTATATAAAAATGTGATATAATATATAAGAAGAAAAATAAACCGTTATTCTTCTTCATCAAAGAGGTCTTTTACTGATGTGCTAAGTGCCTCAGCAATAAGTCGAAGAGTTTCTAAGGTTGGCGAACGTTGTCCATTCTCGATAAGATTGATAGCAGAAAATGAAACCCCCGACTTCTTTTCAAGTTTACGAAGCGTATATCCTCTTTGAGTTCTTATATCATATATTTTTATTATTATGCGCATGATAATAACCCCCTTTTGCAATATATGTTATGTTTACAATAGTGAACAAATGTAAAAAACTGTAGCAATTTAGTTGATTTTGTGGTATAGTTACATACAGAATAAGGCTTTTAAGCTTATAATAACCATATAAGTTTAGAATATACTTTGTATGTATTGTTTGCAAAAAGGGGTAAATATATGATTAAAGCTAATGTTGTGATGTTGATAAGGAGGTCAAAAATGTAAACGTATTATAAAGAGATAATAATATACCGAGACGAGATAGAGATAGGCTAGGATATTAAGGAGAGAATGATATGATTAATTATAGTAGCATAATGGAAGAAGCACAAGCTGTAGTTGAAAAGTTTGAGGAACAAATCGAACTTTATATGGACAATGAACCCGAGAATGAATGCTCGGCAAAGTATGATAAGTGGAGCGAGGGGCTTGAAAAGCTTGAAACTATGCGTGATTTATTTCAGCATATAGTTGATGAATGTGAATATAACCTTAAATAAGGTAGGCACAGATGTTTGATTTATTCATGCTTATAGGTTGCTGGATAGTTTACGGCATCATGAAAGCCCATGAAAAAGCCGAGCTTGCCAGAAAGCTTCCGCCGAAACCAACTAAGCCTTATAACCTTGATAGGCAACTTGAGCTGTTGGATTGGTGTCATCATAGCAACACATTCTACGACGGCACTCCATTTCCTGACGACTATAAACTTGTGAACAAAGAAGAAGAGGCACGTCGTCAGTTAAACAAAGAGGGTTATGCTTGGATGTCAGCAAGCGGTTCATACTTCGATTTAGAAAACTATATTTTTGACAAAGAGGGGTATATAGTTGGTTATACTTTTCCAACTACATTGAAACCACAAAAAAGAAGGGGAATTAATGAAAATAAAGGACATGGAAATTAGTCTTGATGGGATTCATATGAATAACGTTAGGATTGTAGTGAACAACAGACATAGCTTTATTATTTTTGCAATAGATTTTGAGAGATCAGGCGATAAAAAATATTGCGAAATTAAGGAGTTGTATAAGACAATTAATGGTGACTGCGACGATATTACGGGGGCGATGTTTATCGTCCCTGTAAAGGGTAGTCATTTGGTTATTGACAAGACCATATTTGAATTCGAGATTTATGGCGACGAACTTGGGAATTGGTATTTCGACACGCTATACGACGATATTTTTAATTGTCCAAAAAACGACGACAACGAATTGTTTGTTGAATTTACGCCAAGAGAAAAGTTAAACATAATTGCACGTCTACATCCAGGGGTGCGCATGTAATCATTTTTTACATTATTCACATTACATAATATTGATAGAAAGGAGAATTGTGTTGTCAAAATATGAAGCATACTACACTGGGGATTTAGTGCTTGTTGATTTATCAAATAATATTGGGCATCAGCAAGGTGGTAAGAGACCCGCAGTTATAGTATCAAATAATGTGGGTAATGCAGTAAGTCCTATGGTTGAGGTTTTACCTTTAACGACTAAGCGTAATAATTCAGAGCTTCCAACTCATGTTACTTTCAAAGCCTCCGAGGTTGAGGGCTTAAAACGTGATTCTACCGTAGAGGCTGAGAGTAAATGGGTCATTAACAAGTGGCAAATATTAAAAAAGCTTGGCACATTTAATGACGAGCAACTTGACAAAATAGCTACGGCTATGGTGTACGCAACGCCCATAGTGATAAAGGCGTTTCAGGCTGGCGTACATAACACAGATCTTTTTAGGAAAATTTCAAATTAGACGATGGACAATTGTAAAGTTGACAGCGTATAAGATATATGATATAATAAATGAGAGTGTAAAGGGGTGTTATGTATGTCTAACAATCAAAATCATTGGACATTTGATAATGGTTTTGAAGATTATGCAAATCAAAATTTTTTTAATCCAAAACCAAAAATCAAATTCTTGAATAAAATTGTAGAGGACACAGGCTCAGAAGCTTTGCTAAAGAACTATGCCTACAGCTTTTCCAAAATGTCTTCATTAGAAAAGAAATATAAAAAAGACATTTCGAGAATGAACGTCAATCAGATTAAATTTGTATTAAATAGTTGTATTAACAGCTATGACGGCTTCCGTAATATGAAAGGATTGCTAAAACTCTATTTGACGTTTATGGACTATCCTTATATGGATGAATTTATATCAATTCGTTATAATATGATGGATGTTGAACAAAAGTTTTTTGAAAAATTTTTTGCAAGCTATGAAGACCTATATGAATATTTAATGTCAGACAGTTACATTAAAGAAACGTATATTTATGAGATGCTTGTCGTACTGCTAATTTATTTAGGCATGCCAGAAGAATATATTCCAATCATTGAAGTTGCAAATGTTGATGTAAAAAACAAAGTTATTTACGTTGACGGGATTGCTTTTAATGAATATCCAGAGAGCTTTTTTGAGTTATGTGAATTAAGTTTTCAAGATAAGCGGGTATTGCAGAACAATTTTGTTTACGATATTTGTTCTTCAAAATATCTTATTAAAAGAAAAAATGTTGGACGTCCAAAACCAGGTGATGATAGGGTAGATGATAGTTTCGTTATGAAGTCTTGCAAGAAGTTATCATATCCGAATCTCAGTAGTCATTGTAATTATATAATTCAAAAAGATTTCAGTGTACTAAGTCTAAAACGTTCGGCTCTATTTTATAAGTTTTGGCAGTATGAGCAGAATGTTCAGAGTATGAAATTTCTCAAAAATAGTCAATTAAAAGCACTGTTTGAAGAAGAATTTAATTTCAAAATTGGGACGCCCAAAATTATCTATAATGCCTATCTACAATGGAAGAAGATATTCATAGGTAAAAAATAAAATGTCACACAACAAACATAACAAAATAGCGATGTAAACCGTGAATTAACGTGGTTTGCGTCGCTTTTTTATTTTGTGCAAAAAGAAATTTTGCACCCCTTATGGAAACTAAAACGAAAGGAAGAGAACGATATTGAGTGATGAAATAGTAAAAGTTGAAACACCGGTACCGGTTGAGAAAAGGCCCGTAAGAAAGACTAATTATTTTAAGACTTTATATGACATTGACGTGTCTAGTAAAGTCTCAGATAAGAACGGTCTTTCGTATTTGTCATGGGCAAGTGCTTGGGCAGAGGTTAAAAAGAAATTTCCCGATGCTACATATTGCGTATATGAAAATCCTGACGGCAGATTTTGGTTCGATGACGGCAAAACGGGCTGGGTAAAAACAGGCGTAACAATTAACGGAATTGAGGCAATAGAAAGACTTCCTATTATGGATCATAGAAACAAAGCGATAGAGGCTGAGAATATTAAATCTACAGATGCAAATAAGGCTGTACAACGTTCTATTACCAAGGCTTGTGGTAGACATGGACTTGGACTTTATCTATATGAGGGTGAGGATTTGCCAGAAGCTACAAACCAGCTTAACGATATGAACCGAGCAAACTTTGAGCTTGCATGCAATATCAGCAAGCAGAGCGGTGAATTAAAAACCATGGTCGGTGATACGGTTAGAAAGTTTATTGCTTCAGGTAATCCAAATCACATAAAATCAATAGAAGAGTCTGAGGCTTTACATAACGAACTTGAAAAACTTAAAAGGACTAATTGTTAAGCGGTTTATTTTATAGACAAAAGTGTAAATAAGTGGACAAATGTATGATTACATTTCTTGTTCACACTTGCTTAGCAACAGGTTTCAAGCCTCAGTGACTGCTGTTATCGAAAGATATGTTGCAGATACGAACTGCGTTAGAGAAAAGGTTAAAGACACACCTTCAGATGTGCTCGTCGGTCTGATGCTCTGTGAGTGCCAATCAAGAAACTATGCTAATGTCCTGCATAGATAACCAATATTTCCTTGTTTAATTAACTAGAGGGTGATGCGAAAGCATTAATAATTAAAAATATTAGAGGACAAATAATGAAATGGTCAAAGGAAGAAGTAATATTATTACAAGAGTTATATCCTAATTATCCAACTAATGATTTAGTTGAAATATTTCATCGAAACAGAGATGCTATTAATTGTAAGGCAAAAGAAATGGGGATAAAAAAGATTGATAGATATGCTAGTAATGGTATTGCAAATAAAAAATACAATATTAATGAAAATTATTTCAATGAAAAAAGTAGAAATATGTTTTATGTTTTAGGATTTTGGTGTGCTGATGGTTGTATATGTTCAAGTGGTGGAAATAAGTGTTTTAATATTCATATAAAAAACGATGATAAATATTTATTGAAAAACATTCTATTAGATATGAAATCAACTCATAAATTATATGAAAATCAAACTTCTGTTTCCATAAATATCTGCAATCAAAAAATATATGACAGTTTAATCAATTTAGGATTTACGGAAAGAAAAAGTTTGACATTAGAATTTCCATTATGGATTTCTAAACAATATTTGAATGATTTTATTAGAGGATATTTTGATGGAGATGGTTCAGTAGATAAAAATGGGTATTGTGTTCACATTATGGGAACTAAGCATTTTTTAATATCTTTAAAAGAAATTTTGGAACAAAATAATATTAGAGTTCATTCAATAGTACAAACAAATCATAAAAATAGTAAAAGTGACATTCCTCATTCTTTATATGTTACTAGGAAAGATGAAGTGTCCAAGTTTGGCGATTTTATATATAAAGATATGACAGACAATGATTTGTTTTTGCATAGAAAAAAAGAACGATTCAAAATGGATAATAAAGCCAATGAGAAGAAAATCCAAAGCAAAAACTGATAATGTATTAGGAATTAGACATAGAGATTTAGTTTCATATACATATAAAAATGGAGAAACACATACAGGATATGTTACAGCTTTATATCCAGAACAATTAGCTTTGAATTTTCAATCTAAAACAAAACATTGTAAGAAAGTAAATGCACGAAAATGTAAATTACTTTGGAAATTCAATAAAATTTATTGGTTAGAACAATGTGTATAATATTACACATTTGTCTATAAATAAACACATTTTATAAAGGAGTGTTAGCAAATGATTTTTATTACAGAATCTTATGGAACAGTTTTCGAGCCAAAAGTTGAAGAAAAGGTAGTTAGGGCAAGGTACTCGACTTCCGAGAAAAACCAGAATGGTGATTACATAAACTCGTCATGGAACATTGTTTTTCTTGGTGGTGCTCTTGAAAAAGCAAAGCAGTTAAAAGACCGTCAGAGAATTCATATAAATAAGGCAAAGCTTACTAATCGTTCCTATAAAGACAAGGAAGGCAATTCAAAATGGTGGATGCAGATTACGGCTTTTGATTTCGACATTTTAGAACACGGAACGAAGAGTAATAACAATAGCACTACCGACAAGACTGTCAATAAATCTAAGCAGGCTGATAAGCCACAAGAGATCGATGAGGACGACCTCCCATTCTAATCAAATAATCATTACTACAGGTAGTCTATTAATTTAGACTACCTGATTTCTTTTTTAGGAGGTAATAAAATGGCAGAAATAATAAATAATGAGCTTGCACAAGAGTTTGAAAGTTTGCTTTTATCGACCCATAGAGAGGGAATAGATAAACTGATCGCTTATCTTAAACTCAAGACAGATTTCTTTTCTGCGCCTGCAAGCACAAGATTTCATTCCTCGTGCCCAGGCGGTCTACTACAGCATTCTATGAATGTATACAAAATGTTGAAGGCAAAAAGCCAAACAGAGACTTGGAAATCTACGCTATCGAGAGAAGACACTATAATTATTGTATCCTTGCTCCACGATATTTGTAAGGCAAATTTCTATGCTGTTGAAATGCGTAACCGTAAAAATGAAGACGGTGTATGGGAAAAATATCCGTTTTATATTATCGACGACAAGAACCCATATGGACACGGTGAAAAGTCGGTAATGATGATTATGGAGTTTATGAAGTTGACAGCGGAAGAAAAATATGCAATACGTTGGCATATGGGTTTTTCGGAACCAAAAGAAAACTATAATGCTCTGGGTAAAGCTATGGAATATTACCCTATTGTCGTAGCATTACATGAAGCCGATTTAGAGGCAACGTATTTACTTGAATCTGGTGTTGAAAAATAATGAAAGAGAAAGTTTATTGTTGCAGATATGCTCACTGTAAATTTGCAGATAAAAAACTTCCAGCCAACAAAATGATATTGAGCAAAGGGTTATATTATCATAGAGAATGTTTTGCCGAACGAGAAAATATAAACAAAATTATTAAGCTCTATATTGAAATAATAGATCCCTCTGTTGTTGTCAAACAGTTGCGTGGGGCAATTAATAATATAGTATTTGATAAGAACGTTGACAGCGGATATCTATTATTTGCTTTACAATATAACCTCAAGATGAAAATAAAGAATATAAAATCACCTTATGGTTTACACTATCTGATTAACGATAGAAGATTCAAGGAAGCGTATGATAGATATAAAGATGAGAAAAATTCTGTTTCTATAAAATTGCCTTATGATAATATCTCGACATCATCTACCACCTTTAAATCAAAGCCGCCAAATAAAAAAGGCTTTAATAAAATTCTTAAGTAAAGGGGGTATGCAGTATTAGAACAGCTCTTTATGACAAAGAAGCAGAAAGTGGTATTGTTGCCACACTTGTACATCACCCCGAATTTATTATGCAAAGCGACCATTTGAAGCCAAATCATTTTTACAATAAAGAAAACGGATGTATTTATTGGGCTATTCAGGAGCTTTATAAAAAGGGTATTGACAAGATAGATGCCTTTAATATTGAGAGTATGATTAATACCAATCAGGCAGTTAAACGTATGACCGAAAAATTTAACGTAAAAGATATGCAAGAATTTATTGAACTGAGTTCTACAATATCACGATCGTCTTCTTCGGAATACAATATGCTTGTTAATAAAGTAATGGAGTTTGCCTTTAAACGTGAACTTCACGGACTGTTATCTAAATTATCTGGGGAATGTTACAATGACGAAATAGACTTAGAACAACTTAATAATAAGGTATATAAGTCCATCGGCGATATTACTGAGAAGTTTTTGGCAACAAACTCGGTTGAAATCTTTGGTGATAAGATTGGAGAATTGTGGGATGAGGTGCTCCAAAGACGTACAGACAATGGTATGTTCGGATTGCCGTCAAAATTTCCTACTATCAATAATTATTTCACCTATGAGACAACGGAATTAGTTTTGCTAAAGGCGAGAATGAAAATGGGCAAAAGTTGTTTTATGATGAACGAGGCAATTCACAAGTTAAGAATGGGAATCCCAACTGTGTATTTTGATACGGAGATGGCAGACAGACTATTCCTAGAACGAATGATAGCTAACATTTCAGGTGTAGAATTAAAGAAAGTTAAAAGTGGGCTTTACAATGAAGAGGAAAGTGCCAAGATAGAAGAGGCAAAATCTTGGATACAGGAACAGCCATTTGTACATATTTATAATCCGCAGTTTACCAATGAAGAAATCTATGCAATATGTAATATCCTTAAATATAAAATTGGCTTACAATTTGTAATTTTTGATTATATGAAAGGCAACACACTTGACTCGTCAGCACTGTATAACGAACTAGGCGGTCGTTGCGATTTCTTGAAAAATGAAGTTGCGGGAGTTTTGGAGTTAGCCGTTCTTGCGGCCTGTCAGTTAAATAGGCAGAACCAAGTTGCCGATTCTGATAAGCTTGAAAGATACGCTTCGGTAAGTATGTCATGGCGTAATAAAACAAGTGATGAAATTATCATGGACGGCGAAGAGTGTGGAAACTACAGGCTCAACATATCTTTAAACAGACTTGGCGAGCAAATGGACGACAGCGAATACATAGACTTTGTGTTTGACGGTTCAAAGATGCGTATAGACGAAACAGAAAAGCAGCATGCCACAGCTATAGAACCGTTTTAATAGAGGAAATTATGAAGAAAGATATAAGTCCTGAAACTATTGCAAATATAAAGTCAAATATACGGATAGAGGATTATATAAAACAATATATAGATCTTAAGCAAGTCGGTACAACGCTTGTGGGACTATGCCCTTTTCATGATGAAAAGACGCCTTCGTTTAAAATTGACACAACTAAAAACCGTTATCACTGTTTCGGTTGCGATGCCACTGGCGATCTTATCGACTTTATTCAAATGTTTCATAAGGCTTCATATCAAACCGCAGTAGACATGGCAGCCGACTTTGGTAATATTTCTGTTGTGAGACAACAAGTCTCTGATACAATTAAAGTATTTAAAGAATACAAACCAATCAAACATGCGAAACCATTTGTTCATCCTATACTTGATATGGGCGTTTATAATCGGTACGATAAACGCCCAATTAAACTATGGGAGGAAGAGGGTATAAATTCAAAAACAATTGATGCGTATAACATTCGATACGATACATTGCGCGATAGGATTGTTTATCCAGTATACGATTTGAACGGCAACCTCATAAACGTAAAAGGTCGCACAATTTATGAGGAATATAAGAAATTAGATATTCCGAAGTACATTAATTACTATAAAGTTGGCTGTATGGACTATTTGCAGGAATTAAATAAGGCACAAAAGTATGTAAAAGAAAAAGGCGAAATGATTATATTTGAGGGCATTAAATCCTGTATGAAAGCATTTCAACTAGGAATGCGAAATCAAGTCGCCGCAGAAACTTCGGCATTAACATACGAACAGATCAAATTGATATTAGGATTTCATTGTGATGTGGTTATTGCTTTTGATAAAGATAAAAAACTTGAGGATTATTATAATGACAACATGAAGTTGCTGTCACGATTTACTAATCTTTATTATATCAATGACACAAAAAATTTGCTTGGTGATCCTAGTGAAAAGAAATCCCCAATAGACAATGGCTTGCAAGTATGGGAAGAACTATATAGCAGTAGAGAAAGGGTGATTGATTGAACGGATATGATTTTATTCTTGATGATTTAAACTGGAGTTTTAGCAATTTAAAAACATTCACTCAATGCCCATTTGAGTGGAGATTAAAATATCTTGACGCCGAAGAAGGTATTGAGAATATTTATGGGCAATTTGGTACAGTTTGTCACAAAGTCCTTGAAAACTTCTTTACAGGTAAGTGTTCTGTTGAAAATATGAAAAATCAGTTTGAGGTACTTTTCCGCAAATCCGTTATACTAAACGGCTCACGAGATGAGGAAAGAGCCGAAAAACTGCATCAAATCGGTATTTTATACTTTTCCAATTTTAGCAAACAAATGTTCCCTATAAAACGTGTCGTTGGCGTTGAAAAAAAGATTGATTGCGATTTTCATGGCAAAAAATTTATTGGTTTTATTGACCTTGTATATATCGACAATGATGACAAATTGGTTGTTCTTGACCATAAGACCGCTGAAAGTCCTCTAAACAAAAATGGCAGTATTAAGAAAGCTAAAAATAAGGATTACGACTTTTACAAAAAGCAGCTATACATTTATTGTATGGGGATAAAAAAGTTATACAATCGTTACCCAGATAAGATTGGTTGGAACTTTATACGAAGCGGCGACTTACATATCATAGACTTTAATCAAAAAGACTATGAAGAGTCTTGCGAATGGGCTATGAATGTCATGGATAAAATTTATGATACTGACAAATTTCAAAAAAACGAGCAATATTTTTATTGTAACAATTTATGTCGATTTAGGAACATTTGCTATATGATCGATGAGGAGGAATTATTCTGAAGAATTATACTCCGTTTCATGTTCACTCTGATTTATCAAATGGCGTAACAAATATTGACAGCACAACAAAGTATATTGATTATGTAAATCGGGCGAAAGAACTTGGCATGAAAGCTTTTGGATTTGCAGAACACGGCTCGGTTTTTGAATGGGTTCATAAAAAGAATTCAATTGAAGAAGCGGGCATGAAATATATCCACGGTTGTGAATGTTATCTTACCGCAGGTATCGAAGAAAAAATTAATGACAATTATCATGTTATTCTTATTGCGAAAAATTTTGACGGTAAAAATGAATTAAACACTTTAGTGTCCAAATCCTTTAATAGAAAGGACGGGCACTTTTATTCTAAACCGAGAATTACAATGGACGAGCTTATTAATACGAGCGACAACATTATCGTGACTTCGGCTTGTCTTGGCGGTATTCTACATGGCACTAACGAAGACTTGCGTGATAGATTTATTGGGTTTCTAAAAAATAATAAAAGCCGTTGCTTTTTGGAAATACAGCACCACCCCTTTGAGGAACAATGCGACTACAACGTTGAACTTGCGTTTTTGTCTAAAACAATTGGCGTTCCACTCATTGCAGGAACTGATACTCACAGTATTGATGAGGAGCATGCGGCAAGTAGAGCAATATTGCAAAAGGCTAAAAAAGTGCATTTTGAAAGTGAAGATCAGTGTGACCTCGTTTTTAAATCATATGACGAGTTATGTGCGGCTTATGAAAAACAGGGTGCTTTACCGCCAAATGTTTATCTTGAAGCCATTGAGAATACCAATGTTCTCGCCAATATGATTGAACCATTCACTCTTGATAAAGGATATAAGTATCCAGATTTATACGACGATCCCGAAAAGGTTTTTAAACAAAAAATTTATCAGGGCATCAAAGAACGTGGTATTGATAAATATGACAACTATGACGAATACATTCAAAGAATTAAGGAAGAAATTGAAACATTCAAACATAATAATGCGATAGATTTTATGCTGCTTGACGAAGACTACAAACGTCATTGTCGTGAAATCGGCATCGGTTATGGCCCCGCAAGAGGCAGCGTCTCAGGAAGTATCGTTGCGTATTGTTTACACATTACCGATATTGATAGTATAAAGGAGCATTTAAACTTCTCAAGGTTTATGAATGTCGAACGTGTTTCTTTGGCTGATATCGACACAGACTTTTATGAGAAAGATATTCCAAAGGTAAAGGATTACCTCTACAACAAAGAAAAATTATTCTGTTGTGATATAATTACTTTTAACACCGTGGCTTTAAAAGGTGCAATTCGTGATGTTGGTCGTGCTTTAGAAATACCTCTTGATACAGTGTCTGACATATGCAAAAGACTTGATACTGATTACGAAAAACTAAAAGAAGAATATCCAGAGTTGTTTAGGTGGGCGGAGTCAATTAGCGGTACTATAGTATCCGTGGGAAATCATCCAGCAGGTGTTGTGGTTTCGCCGTTTCCACTTAATGATTGGTTTGGAACTTTTACAAGTAGCACTGATGAGTATCCTATATCACAGATTAATATGAAAGAAGTCGAGTCGCTGAATTTTGTTAAGCTTGATTTACTTAGACTTGACAATGTTGGTGCGATTAATGAAGCTTGTGATTTGGCACAAATTGAAAGATTAAATCCTAACAATACACCAGACGACATAGAGGTTTGGAAAGATATTAGGGATGATACAACTTGTATATTCCAATGGGAATCCGAGTCGGCTTCTAGGTATTTAAAACAACTTTTTAGCGATGAAACAATTAAGCGGATTAAAGAAGTAAACCCAAATATGACGTATATGGATTTACTTTCTGTCGGCAATGGAGCCATTAGACCAGCGGGTGCATCATATAGAAATGATTTAGCTAAAGGTGTGTTTCACGATAATGGTCATGAAGCCTTGAATGAAATGTTAAAACCAACGCTTGGATTTTTAGTTTATCAAGAGCAAGTTATAGAGTTTCTTCACAGATTTTGCGGTTATTCAATGGGTCAAGCCGATATTGTTCGACGTGGTTTTGCAAAGAAAACAGGTACTGAAAAGTTTATTCCAGACATCAAAGCAGGCTTCATAAAAACCATGAAAGAAAAATATAACACCACCGAAGAAATGAGCGAGGAACTTATCGTAAACTTTCTACAAGTTATTAAGGATGCTTCGGAATATCTTTTCTCTGAAAACCATGCAAAACCATATTCATGGATAGGTTATATTTGCGGATATCTGCGGCATTATTATCCGTTAGAATTTCTAACAGCGGAACTCAACGCATTCGACGACGATATTGAAAAGACAATATCAATAACAAACTGCGTGCGCAAGAGAGGTATTAAGCTCTGCGGCATAAAATTTAGAAAGTCAAAAGATAAATATTTCTGCGACCGTGATACAAATTCAATTTATAAAGGGTTAATGTCGGTTAAAGGATTAGGTCAAGGTATTGGCGACAACTTGTACACTCTTAAAGATAAAAAGTATGTCAACTTTGCCGAGCTTCTTGTTGACCTATACGAATTGAAAATTGGAAGAGGCGCTATCGACATATTAATTAAGCTTGACTACTTTAAAGAATTTGGAGAAGTAGGGAAACTACTTGCGACCTGCGAGTATTATTACTCTTTAAGAAAACGAAGTACGCTAAAAAAGGCAGAGCTAAATGAACAGCAATTAAAAGTTGCAAGTGCATGTGCAGGCAAGGAAACGGCAAAGCAGTTTTCAAATGTAGACATAAATAAGTTTATAATTGAGACCGCAGATTTTGTCACTCCATGTGAGTTTACACTCAAAGAGAGGATAGATACCGAGTATGAACTTTTGGGATATGTTGACTATGTAAATCCAAAGCTAGATAAGGTGGTTTATATTTTAGATATAAATACACGTTATTCACCGCTGGTTACAATGTATTCGCTTTCTAAAGGGCAGACTACACAGGCAAAACTAAAGAAGAAAATCTTTGAATACAACAAAATTGCCGAAAAGGATTTAATTAAAATTGATAGATTTGAAAAGAAAAATAAAACTCGATTTGATGACGGCAAGTATATAGCCATTCCAGGCACCGTGGAGTGGTGGATTAATTCATATAAAAAGGTGGTGATTTAGACGCTTATTGAAGATTATAAATTCAATGATATAGAGGCAAAAGAACTTTTGAAAATGATGGTCGTTCTTATAGATACAAGAGAAAAAAAGAACGATCATATAACCGAGTATTTTGACAAGCATAAAATTGCATATGAGAGACGTGCTTTAAGTTGCGGAGATTATAGCTTTTATATAAAGGCTAATCAAGAGTTAGCTATACCAAGAGATTTATATTTTGATAATCAGATTTATGTAGAACGCAAAGCAAGCTTGGATGAGCTGGCGATTAATTTTACAAAAGAGCGAAAGCGCTTTGAAGAAGAATTCGCAATCTCAAAGGCGAAGACAAAATATCTTTTTATAGAGAATGCCAATTACTTTGATTTGGTGAATAGCAATTATAGGTCTGAATATAATTCAAAAAGTTATCTCGGATCATTGCATAGTTTTAATCATAGGTATGGGTTGCAAATTGTATTCATGCCAGATAAACGTTATACACCAATTTACATATTAGGGACTTTTCAATACTATTTGAAAAACCTAATAAAATAATTCTATTTAAGGAGGAATTGCGCAATGAAGTTAAAGAAATGCCAATTCGATTCAATCACACCTTGTCAGAATAAGGGAGACATATGTCTCCGCACTTGTAGTGAAAGGGCGACATATAACAAGGTTGTCGATGAAATGATCGAAAAGTTGAAGACATTAAAACTTCCATTGGAAGACTCTAATGTGCCTTTGCCAAACAATTTTGTTGGATGTGGTGAGGTTAGTGACGAACAGGAACCATTTGATGACGAGGAATATGACGAAGATTATGACGACTTCGACGATGGCGGATGTAATGAATGATAAGACGGGGCTCAGCCCCGTTACATAAAAAGGACAAATATGAAAAGAAAAGAGCAGGACAAAATAATCGAGGCATATACAACACAACTCAAACGAGCACGCCAGATTGGAATAGGTATAGGCGTGAAAACAATATGTCAAGTTGTATATGATATAATTAATGATAAGAGTAAAAATGAAAAAGAAAAGCTTCAAGATATCTATGATGTTGTGAAGCAACCTATAAAGTAATGATAGCGTACCTTAATGGTGCGCTATTTTTTTCGAGGTGATTGCAATTCAATACTTAGGTGGTAAATCAAGAATTTCAAAGCAAATTTCGGAGGTAATAATCGATGAGATATCAAGGTGGAAAGAGCCGAATAGCAGCCTCGATTGCGTTAGCAATCGAGAGAGAGAGAGAGAGAGAGAGTAATGGGCGCTTAATTAGCTTGTTTTGTGGAAGTTGTGCAGTAGAGTCAAAGCTGGCGCCGCATTTTAAAAGTGTCATTTGTAATGACAATCATAAATATTTGGTTGCACTATGGCAGGCATTACAGGATGGATACGAATTGCCAGAAGTTATTTCCGAGCAGGCTTATAAATCAATAAGAGAACACAAAGACGATAACCCAGCATTAACGGGGTTTGTGGGGTTTGGATGTTCCTTCGGCGGCAAATTCTTCGGTGGTTATGCCCGTAACAAAACGGGTACCAATTATGCGGCACAAAGTAAGCGTAGCATATTAAAAGACTTTACTAATTTGCAGAACGCCACATTTACTTGTAATGATTATAAAGATGTGGTTATTCCCGCAGGTTCGGTTGTATATGCCGATCCTCCATACAGTAATACAACGGGTTATACGTCTGGAAAATTTAATTCGGAAGAATTTTGGGATTACATGAGACAGATTGGAAAAGACAATCAGGTTTTTATATCTGAGCTTGAAGCGCCAGACGACTTCGTTTGTGTATGGGAAAGGCCATTTACTCGAACATTGGATAGAAATAAAAATAATCAATTCAAGGTAGTCGAAAAACTTTTTACATATAAGGGATAGTTATTAATTTTATAGTAACGAGTTGATTATTGTTAGTAATTCGGATATAATATCGGCTTTTTTAAATTTGATAATTCAATCTGAAAACGAATATCAGTTTGCCTTAGAACTACAAAGAGCCGAAGAAAAGAAAACACAAGATGTTTTACATATGCTGGAGCTTGATAATCTTAATTATAAAGAGCGTGCAAAGCTAGCCACACAGCTTAAGAATATTCGTCAAAAGCGTAGGCGGTATAAAGACGAAGTTGAAGAATTAGAATGTATAGTTCAATTTAAAAAGGAAAATAAGAACCTCGTTAATTTACTGACCCAGCTTTTAGGTAAGCAGTGAAAGGTTGAAAAGAGTCATACGGACAGACATTATACACTAAAGGTGTTGAAAAGATGCGAACAGTAAAAAATGATTTTAAAATCATCAATAGATTACGAATGGTAGGTGGAAGCGATGTTTAAATCGGCTCAATTATATAAAGAAGAGCTTAACCAGAAATATATTGAAACTTGGTACCAACCAAAGTATATGTATTATAGTGGTGCCGGCAACAGGGAAATATCAATTGCCGATAATAATTTTGACAGGCACGACTTTGTGTGTGTTAATGATAAAGGCGAAGTAACGGGATATTTCTCATATCATATCAATTGGATAACAAAAAGTATAGACAGCCTTGGACTCATTTCATTTATCAACAATAATATAATCCTGATAAATGATGTCATTAAGCATTTGATATATTTGTTGGATCATGTAGGGATTAATAGAATTGAGTTTTGGGCATATGCAGATAACCCCGCTGTCGATGGCTACGAAAAATTAGTAAAAAAAATCGGTGGCGAACGCATAGCGACTTTGCATCAGGTAGAGATGTTATCCGATGGCAAACTCCATGATATGTGTGTTTTTGAGATATTACATAAAAATTCAGAAATTGCAAGGAAACATTTTTAAAAGACAGTACAAATACGCATTAAGGAGTAAAATGGTAATGAATTTATTACAAGAGACAATAGAAAGACTTGAACGCAATGGCAAATCCCCAGCCGATGTAGAGTGGGTAGGAATAAAAGATGCAACCTATTATAGTTGGGCTGATTTTAAAAAACAGGCGAAACACATTAGTTACGACAATGGTTTTGGTCGCGCAGAAATTGCCGCAGATTTAGTTGTCGTAGGAAAAGACTTTTGGCTTGAACGTGAGGAATATGAAGGTTCTGAGTGGTGGAATTTTAAGATCTTTCCGACAAGACCAATTAATAAATCCAATGAATTAAAAATACTTGATTATCATGTGTGTACATATTAAAACGACTTCGCTGCGCATTTATAAACATCGTTAATTCAAACAGAAAGGAAAGAAAAAATGTGGAGATTGTATTGGCATATAACTGATGGCTATTGGAAAGATGATTTGTGTAGCCCAGATGATATTTTACATTTTTGGCTTCATATCCCACAAGTAATAAAGATATTTAAAAACAACAAAAATGAGAAAAGACTCTTGGCTTTATTATATGTTGTGCTGTGTATGGCGTTGGAACCATTGCAGTTTATTATTTATTATTCATTACTACCTCTTCAAATTTTCTCTGAATGGTTTTGTAATTTAGGCAAAGATTAATAAAATAAGTTTTATTTAGTGAATAAAAAATAGTAGGAGAATATATATGCGAGAAATACTATTTCGAGGGAAACGTGTAGACAACGGCGAATGGGTCGAGGGATATTATGTCTGTAAATCAAAAAATTCCCACACGTTCCAGCATTTTATTATTCAGAACTTTCGCTCTGGCTCCAATTTGGATGGCTTGGTAGAGTTTGAAGTTATTCCTGAGACAGTCTGTCAGTATACAAATTTTAATGATGAGAACGGCAAAATTTATGAGGGTGATATTATTAATGTTCTCCAAGATAGACTTATGGAAGTGCGATGGGATTTTGAAGAACTTACATGGAAATTGTTCGATGTTGGTATCCCAGGTGGTGAAATAAATCTATATTATAACACAATCGATCTCGCTAATCTATATTTGGAAACGTGTTATGAAAACCAAATGATATCAGAAGTAGTTGGAAATATTTATGACAATCCAGAACTGTTAAAACAGACAAAGAAAAGTAATTTTTTTTAAAATTACAAGTTAATGAAAATACGCTACTTTTTAGGTGATGATACTAATAAAACAAAAATATATAAAATCGCCACTCAATTATGTGGGTGGCAAATACAAGCTTCTACCACAGATATTACCATTGTTTCCGAAAAATATTGACACTTTTATTGACTTGTTTGGCGGTGGGTTTAATGTTGGAATTAATGTTCCTGCGAAAGAGGTTATTTATAATGATTTGAATTTGCCTGTAGTGCAAATACTTGAATACATACATAGAAATGGAACCGATAAAAGTCTTGGCGAAATAGATAAGATAATCAAGCAATATGACTTATCAAAGATTAATAGGGACGGGTATTTGAGACTCCGCAATTATTTTAACGAGTCGGAATCTAAACAGTCCGTTATTTTATATGTGCTAATTTGTTACGCCTTTAACAACCAAATTCGTTTTAATTCAAAAGGCGAATTTAATATGCCATTTGGGAAAGACAGAAGTAGCTTTAACCCTACATTAAGAGAAAAGTTCATAGAATTTTCGGAAGCAATCAGCAATAAAGACTGCAAGTTTACCAATGCTGATTTTCGTGAGTTCATCGGCGTAGCGTTTGGCGAAAATGATTTTCTGTATTGTGATCCCCCCGTACTTTAATTCTACGGCAACCTATAATGAAAATGGCGGTTGGACTAATGCCGACGAGGAAGATTTGAGAGATATGCTTGCGGTTTCAAATGTGAAATGGGCGTTATCAAATAACCAAAAAACAAACCTAACGTTAAAGGATTGGGCGAAAGGTCATGGATATAAAATCCACTATTTAAACACTACTTATGGAAACTGTAATTATCAGAAAAAAGACAAGACAAAAGATATAGAGGTCTTAATTACAAACTATTAATACAAAAGAGAGGATAAGCTATGCACTGTTGTTTACTTTTAATTACTAAAGAAATGCCTTCGGAAGATAGGATTTCTGAAATTTTAAAACCTTATGACGAAGAAAAATTGGAATGTGACAAAAGTGGTGAAGTAATCTCTTTTCCTATATTCACATATGATTGGTGGGAAATTGGCGGTAGATATTCAGGCAAATTGAAATTAAAGATTGATGATTGTTACTCTTCGACGGAGACAAGAGACGGTTTTCTGTATGTAGATGGAGGGAAGATAGACAAACTGCTCAATTTTGATGAGATTAATTGTTTTGTCTGCATAGACTCTGACGAGAATGTTATTGCTCGTGAAGCTTGGAACAGACACGCATTTATAAAAGACGAAGATTTTGACAGAAAGCTTACTGAAATAAAAAAGAAAAGTAAAGGTATGTTTGCCACAATTTTAGATATTCATAATTAATTTAGTTTATTCAAAAGGAGATGAAACGCTAATGGCATTGCCTAGCAAATTTTATATTTCTGATCTACATTTAGGTCATAAAAATATACTCGCATTTGATAATAGACCGTTTTTCAGCCTTGAAGAAATGACCGAAACTATCATCTCAAATTGGAATAGTGTTGTCGGCAAAAATGACAGTGTGTATGTTCTGGGAGATATGTTTTGGAATAACGCAGAAATACCAATAGTTCTTCCGAGATTAAATGGGGTTAAATTTCTTGTCAAGGGCAATCATGATCGAGTAAACGAAGAAATGAAAAAACACTTTGTTTGGATAAAAGACTATGCTGTTATCAAAGACGGCGAAGAACACGTTGTACTTTGCCATTACCCTATAGCTCATTGGATTAACGCTGACTATGGTTATATTCATTTGTATGGACATATTCACAATGGTAGAGATACAAGACCTTTTTGTGAGTATGCTGAACAAATGAGAGAGCGTGGTTTCCCTTATAGGTGTGCAAATGTAGGTTGCATGTTGCATGATTATACACCGGTAACACTTGACGATTTAGAACTGAGAAATAATGAATGATTCTATCTTTGAGGAGGGGATTATATTTGATAACTTACTGTCCTGAATGCCACCAAAAAACTTGCATAGCTTTTATTCCTCAAAACAGTCAATTACAAATTCCTTGCATATGTAAATGTGGCAATTGTGGTTTTGAAATGAATACAGATATCTTATTGTCGTTTTGTAAGTTTAAAATAAAATTTAAAATAATTAGAGGCGAATAACAATGGGAATAAAAAGAGATGTGGAACGAATGCTGAGAGGAGAGTCGGCAGACCCTTCTTTTTTAAATGATTTGAGTCAGAAAACTTATCTTATTAACGCAGATTACGAATATTGTTTGGACAGAACTAATTATTTGCAGAAATACATTTCATCTTTGGAACAAAGAGTTGAACTTTTGAATGCTCAGATCGATCTGCTAGAGGCAAAGGGGTTAATGAGGGAACATTGATGAAAGAAATTAAAGTGGCAAAGTATTCCAAACAGTGGTGTCAAGCACGAATGACAATATCGGTAATTGTTAGTATTGTCTCTTTCTGTGCTTTTGTTCTGACAACGCCAATTATGGCACATTGCTATGACGAATACGGCTTACATCATGTCAAAACTATAGTAAGTATAATAGTGATTTCAACCTTTTTTATAGCATGGCTATATTGCTATGCAAAGGCTATGCAGTTTGAGTATTATGAGAACTTTATATACAATCGAATAAGGAAGAGTAAACGTAAACAAGATAGGAAATATAGAAAATGGCTATCTTAAAAAGGAGGTAAGTTTATGAAGGTATATTGCAAGGTATTTGACGCCTTATGTGAACGCTACCTAAATTTAGGTGCTACTAATCGTATAGGATATCGAGACAAGGTATATAAGATACAGCAAATATATGATAAAGGGTATGTAGTATGTTATGCGCCTGAGGAAGTTCTATACACATGGGGTATGACAGATAAAGAAATAGAACTTATGCAGGAGGCCGAATTTGCATGAGGGGGGTAGGTGATTAAATGCGTTATAATTTATGTTGTACATCGACATATAATATAAGAAAAATAGCAGAAAAATATCCAAGAATTAATAAATACCATCTTGTTACTAATCCAATTGGCACCAATGGTAACCTTCCAATGGGAACGATTGAAGTTAATGATCCTATACAGTTTCTTGAGGATATTTGTGCTGACTCAAGATATGATGTAGAAATAATTATTGGTAAAGAGTATAAAAAAGAGTGTAAAAAAACTGGTGAATATTACATCGAAATTTATGACAATTATAGGGAGTGAAAATTAAATGATAGGTGTTTTAGTAGTAACTGATAATATAAAAGAATGGGAAGATAAGTTCCAGTCTTGTATGAAATTTACTTCAAAACGACGTGATATTTACAGCAATGAATTCTATTTTGCAAATGAAGTGTTTTCAATATACATTGTAAAATCTATAAAAGAGCAAGTAAGAGGTCATAAATGGAGTGCAATAATCTTAGACAAACCAATTGATACAGAAATCGAATTCCAGTTCCTTAGACCGCGCATTTGTAGCGTAGTAAAGACTGACAACTATTATAAAGAACTTGTAGAAGAATGTAAAAGGCGTAAACAAAAAAAATTGTTTTATGAGAGGTAAAAATGGCAAAGGAAATAAGGAACTGTTATGACGGCTTGCCGCAGTATAATTATCTTGCATTAATGTGTGACAAGTGCGGTCGTGATGTAGATGAGTTATACATCGTGGGCGACGAAGACGAAGACCAGAAAGAAGAGCTGTGCGAAGAGTGCGCAAAAGATAAAATCATGGATTACATAGTTGGATGTGATTTTAGAGTAGAAGAGCTGTGCGATATGGCAGTCATAGGGTATAAACAAATTGATATAAACGATTTTATAGACGACTATGATAATGATGGCAACCCAATCAAGAATATGTACTTATAAACGAGGTGGTTTTATCAAACAAGAAAAGGTAAATTATATTTTTTTAATGCTAAAAATACTTGTTATATTGCTGTTTATATTCGAGTTTACAATATTACTAACCGACGCGCATGGTACGCCCATAGAAAAGAGAATCATTAATAGTAATGGAACCGAAGTTGGGAGGCAAAATGAAATTGATTGCCACCTCACTTCGGCTCGAGCTTTAGTCGGTCATTTACATATTAATAAAATGATTATGGCTTCAGATACCATTGTAAGAATGTCCGATATATTTATCGTAGAGGAAGAAGACATTGTTTGTGATAATATTGCCGAAGATATAATGAATGAACCTTGCGAACCAGAAATCATTGTTGAACAGCCGAATAATTATATCGGAACGTTTGAGGGTACTTGGTATTGTGCCACAGATATGGGATACTCGACGCCACCATATGGCTCGTCTGGACGGGTGCTTGAGACGGGTTATAGCGTGGCGTCTAATTATTTTCCGAGCGGTACTTTGCTTTACATTGAGGGAACTGGCGTTACGGGGACTTACCGTGTTGACGACACGGGCGGTATGTCGAATAACGTTATTGACTTTTACTATTGGGATAGAGCGTTCGTACCTCAAAGCTTTTTGGTGTCGGGACGTATCAATATCGAAGTTTATATATTGTAATGGGGGATAGCAAATGAAGGATTGTTATACTTGCGACGAAAGCAATTGTGCTTTCAGTGGACAAAATTTTTCGTCAAAATATGCGGCTTCGCAGATTAATGCAATTTATTGCAACAGTAGAAAGCGTGCCAAAGAACAACTTGAGGCTTATGCAAAAGAACAGGTACTTGATATCAAAATATTGCGAGATACATTGTACGATGTTTCTTATTGCATAGGCTCTGAAACATGGGTTTGGATTAATCCGTCGTTTATGTGCAAGGGGATAAAGCCAGGCAAAGCTCTAATTGATGCCACCCTCGGCAAACAAATTATTCGTAATGTTATAAGGCCATGCTTAACTTCTGCCAAACAGTGTGAAGTCAAATACTTTAACCTGACAGAGATAAAGGAGGAAAAATAATGCAAAAATTTCAAACAATAATGATAGTAATTTCTTTAATTGCTGTGTTTTTATTGGAGCCAACTTTTATATTTATAGTTGGTTATTTTGGCGGTTTGATACTTAATTGGATTTTCGGCAGTATGGTTGTCGAAAGCCTAAATATAATATTTGGAACAGATAGGTTTGCCACCGATATGCTCCCGTGGTTAATAGCAACAGTGTCAACGTTTGCAAGCTTTTTCAAAAGCCACAATGTTGGCAATAATGACAAGTAATCGAGGTGACAAATAAGATGAAGGATCCAAAGGGAGCAAGACGTAAATATTTAGGTTACATAGAAATGCAACGAATGATTGCACGTTATCCAATTGAGTGCAAAGAGCTTGTGTATAGAAAAGAAACAGAAGAAGAAAAAAGAATAAGAGAAAAGCGCAAACTTATGAAAGAAATGCACAAGCAAAAATATCAATTACATGTATAGGAGTGATTATAATTGAAAAGCGCATTTATTAGATTATCGACAATTAAAGAGGTACAAGAATTTATAAAGATTGTATCAAGGCTAGATTTCGAGGTCGATCTTAAGCAGGGGCGTTACAGAGTACCTGCGACAAGCCTTATGGGGATTTTTGCCCTCGATTTAGGTGAGTTAATAAAATTAGAATTTGATGCAGAAAAAAGTGGCGTAGTTACGCGCTTTTTCGCACCTTTCATCGTGGAGGAAAGCAAGTGAGAGTAGAAAATGTTAAAATTCACGATTTGGGAGAAAGTTTCAAGGCAAGCAAATATCCTATGACGGTTGAGCCAGAAAAGTGTACAAATGAGTATACTTCCAGAATAAAAAGTCTTGGCAATAGCAAAGGAGGACACGATCAGTTTTTGAGCGGTGTCCTCGTTTCTTTTGACTTGACCTGTAGCAATAAAATGTGGATTGAGGCTGAAAGATACAAATATTTGGTTTTCGTTTCAAGCCAATCTACCATGCACCGAATTTCCAAATTAGATATAGCCGGACAGTGTAACGAATATGTCGATGAAAAAATTATCGAGAGAGTTGAGAAGCTTAAAGATATATATAACCAGACAAAGGATACAGAAGATTATCTTCGTTTGTTATACAATGTTCCTAGTGGCTTTGAACTTACCGCACGACTGACGACAAATTACCGTTGTTTGAAAAACGTTTGGGAACAACGTCATAATCATAAATTACCAGAATGGAGAGAGTTTTGCAAGTGGATTGAAAAACTTCCTTATTTTAAAGAGATGTGTTTGAGTCAATATTTCAAGGAGGGCAATAATGAATAAACCGTTATTTTGCATTCTCGGAGCTTCGGCAAGCGGTAAATCAACGCTTGTGCAAAAACTTGAAATTGAGTTAAACATGAAACAGATTGCCTCTTACACAACGCGCCCACCAAGATATGATGGTGAGGCGGGACATACTTTTGTAACCGATGAAGAGTTTCAGAACCTCAATGACATTGTGGCATATAATTATTATCTGAACAATCATTATGGTGTTACGTCTCAGCAAATTGACGACGAAGCTCATGACCTCTATGTTGTTGATCAGACAGGTTTAAATGAGCTTAAAGAAAAGTATAAAGGCGACAGAAAAATTTACTCGGTATACATAGATTGTCTGCCTATTAATCGGTATGACCGCCTGTTTGATCGCTATTTTAAAATGTACCAGAATAGCCTCGTGGCAACAAATCGTGCAATGGAGCGTATTAAACAAGATGAAATTGAATTTGAAAATTGCAATCTTGTAGTGGATTATGTAATTACTAACAATGATAATATTGAGACAGCATATGACGAACTGAAAAATTATATTCAGGCGATAACTAAAAGGCAGGATAATGGCAATGAAAATAATTAACAAGAGCAATTATAATGGTGTTGTGTATCTTTCTCATCCATACGGCGGTAAAAAAGATAATCTTGACGAGGTTAATGAGTGTCAAAGATTGTTGACGATTATGCATCCTGAAAATTTATATTTAAACCCTATAGCTATGTTCGGGAGTTTGTATGATTGTACGAGCTATGAGCAAGGGCTAAATATGACTTTGTTTCTTCTCGAAGAACTGGCGGATCGCATGGTGATATGTTCCGATAGCTATATGTATTCTAAAGGTTGCCTGACCGAAATTGCGTATTGTAGCGAAAGAGGAATTCCGTATAAGTATTTAACACTTAGCCAGATTAAGAAAGAATATGAAAAATACATAAAGGAGCATAACAAGAATGGCTAATTTTATAGGCGGAGCTTTAGTCGGGCTTGTGCTTGGTTTTCTAGTAGCCTATAGGACAGTAACCGAAATGCTTGACGAATTAGACGAGAATGATAAAGAGGAAAATGTCAATGGAATTGAAAGCAAATCTGATAAGACCTAGACCGTGGCGAATTGGTGTGGATTGTGACAATGTTATTAATAATCTAGCAGAGAGTATTATTGATGTTTATAATAAGGACTATAATGACAATTTGTCTATTGCCGATATAACCACCTATAATATGAGACAGTTCTTTAAAAATGTATCTCCAGACAAATTCTGTGACTATTTCATGGATAAGAGGGTATGGGACAACATAAAAGTGCTTGAAAATTGTGTTGCTACATTGAAGAAATACCATGATTTAGGTTGTGAAATTTACATAGTAACAGCTACAGCCCCACAGAATATTTCTAGTAAGTCGGCTTGGTTACAAGAACAACTTCCATTTTTAAATATGTATGATAGCCTAATAGTCATAAAGAACAAGCAAATGCTCGGTAGGGGCATTGATATTCTAATTGATGATTGTGTAGATAATTTAGTTGATGGCTATTACCATAAAATTTTATTTGATTATCCATGGAATAGACATGGCTTTGAGTCATATGGTAATATTCATACGTTGTATCAAAAATATCGTTGTAAGAATTGGAACGATATTGACAAGGCAATTAATACTATTATGAAAACTGAAATTGGTATAGAAATATATTTGTAGAAAATAAAGAAGGAGTGATAAAATGAAAGTAATAAAAAAGGACGGAACATTAGAAGATTTTGATTATCAAAAAATAATCAATGCCTGTAGCAAGTCGGCTAGTAGGGCATTGGAAAATCTTTCAGATAAAGATTATGAAAAAATTTGCTCCGCTGTTATGGATTACATAATGGAAGAAGATCTAGAAAATGATTGTATTTCGGTTGAGGCGATACATGCAATAGTCGAGCGCACCTTGCTTGACCTTTACCCGAAATCAGGTGAATGTTATAGGCAGTATAGAAATTACAAAAAAGACTTTGTTCATATGATGGACGATGTATATACCAAGTCTCAGGGCATTCGTTATATTGGCGACGTTTCAAATGCCAACACCGATTCTACTATGACTAGCACACAGCGCAGTTTGATTTATGGTGAGTTGAACAAGAACTTGTATGATAAATTCTTCTTGAATGTTGAAGAAAGACAGGCGGCTAGAGACGGTTATATCTATATTCATGATAAGAAAGACAGACTTGACGGCATAAACTGTTGTATTTTCGATATGGCAAATGTTTTGTCTGGCGGCTTTGAAATGGGTAATATTCATTACAACGAACCTAAGACACTTGACGTTGCCTTCGATGTTATAAGTGATGTAACAATGTCGGCAGCTAGTCAACAATACGGTAAGTAATATTGCCGTAATAAAACCTACTTAACCTTGCTAAAGGGTGTGACGAAAGTTGCTAACGGTGAAACCTAAGTCATAATTGATATGGTAATACCGTGCTATCTAATTTCCATAAGAAAATTAGTAAGAGGTTTAATTATGAAGGAAATAATTTTTGAAAATGAAATTGCTTATAAAACTAAATATGACGGATACTATGTTACCAAAAGTGGCAAAGTAATAACTACTAAAGTTAAAGGTGGACAAGGGCGAATAAATATATTTCAACCAAGAGAACATTGTTATAAAGTGGATAAAGATGGATATTTAGAAGTATGCCTTTCTTTTATAAAAAATAATCGGCATATAAGGAAATATTACCGAGTACATAGATTGGTATATGAAACACTGATGGGGGATATCCCACAGGAATTGACGATCGATCACATAGATGCAAATCCTCAAAATAATTCAATAGAAAATTTGCAAATATTAACTAGAGAAAATAATACGAGAAAAGCATTAAAAAATAAAAAATCGCCAAAAAGATTTATGTATCAATTATACAAAAACAATATTTATGTTGGAACATTTGATAGAAAAGAATTGGGAAAAAATATTGGATTAAAAGGTAAAGACTTCTATCAAGATACAAACAATAAAAAGCAATTATTACTTCAAGGTTATCAATGGAATTTAATATAAATGGAATTTAGAGAGTGTAGAGGACATCGAAAGAATATCATAATATTATAGCTTTTATTATGAAAGTAATCGAGTAGAGTAGATTATGAGATTGGCACATAATTGAAACAGTAGGCACAATTAGCGGTTGTGAAGATATGTTGCAGTGCGGTATCCAGTATAGAAATATACATCTGCATTGGGTTTTACAATACCTAGAGTTGATACTCTTTTAGCCCCATATGCCAAAAAAAGTTATCAGAAATATGTTGACGAATATTTAAGCATATGTGATAACGGCGACAAGAATAAAGCCGATGAATATGCGACCAAAAAAGTCTATCGGGATTTTGAACAGGGCTTTCAATCATGGGAAATGGCGTTTAATTCCGTGGGGTCATCAAGAGGCGATTATCCATTCATAGCCATTAGTTTTGGCATAGGCACAAGCAAGTGGGAAAGCATGGCAAGCGAGGTGGCATTAAAAACACGAATGGGCGGACAAGGAAAAGAGGGCTTTAAAAGACCTGTACTATTTCCAAAGCTGACGTTTTTGTACGATGAAAATTTACATGGTAAAGGCAAAAAGTTAGAATGGCTTTTTGATGTTGCCATTGATTGTAGCAGTAAAGCGATGTATCCAGATTTTTTATCCTTGACAGGGGATGGTTACATTCCTGAAATGTATAAGAAATATGGAAAAGTTGTTAGTTTGATGGGATGCCGCGCGTCACTATCACCTTGGTTTGTAAAAGGCGGCATGAAACCAAAAGACGAAAATGATTACCCTGTCTTTGAGGGTAGATTTAATCTTGGTGCAATATCATTACATTTGCCGATGATATTAGCAAAGGCAAGGCAGGAGAATAAAGATTTTTATGAAGTTCTTGATTATTACCTCGAACTTATAAGAAACCTGCACAAAAGAACGTATGAATTTTTAGGAGAGAAAAAGGCATCGACGAATCCAATGGGATTTACTCAAGGTGGTTTTCTTGGTGGCAATCTCAACCCTAATGATAAAATAAAACCAATACTTTCAGCTATGACTATGAGTTTTGGTATCACTGCTTTAAACGAATTACAGCATTTGTATAATGGTAAGTCACTTGTAGAAGATAGTGATTTCGCCTATGAAGTAATGCAATACATAAATGACAAGGCAAATGAATTTAAAGAACAAGACCATATACTATACGCAATTTACGGTACTCCTGCCGAGAGCCTGTGTGGGCTTCAAGTTGAACAATTCCGCAAGAAGTATGGTATCATAGAGGGCGTATCAGACAGACCATACGTTTCCAACTCATTCCATTGTGGCGTATGGGAACATATTACTCCAGTTCAGAAACAAGATACTGAAAAGCGTTTTTGGAATTTATTCAATGGTGGAAAGATACAGTATTGTCGTTATCCTATATCGTATAATAAGGAAGCTATAAAAACACTTGTAAGACGTGCCATGGATTACGGATTTTATGAGGGCATAAATTTAGCATTATCATATTGTGAGGATTGCGGTTATGAGCAACTAGAAATGGATAAATGCCCGAAGTGTGGATCGGAAAATATAACTCAGATTGATCGAATGAATGGCTATTTAGGCTTTACTAGAATACATGGTAAAAGTAGATACAATGCCGCAAAGGTTGCAGAGATAAAGGATAGGGTGAGTATGTAATGAACTATCATAATATAACCAAGGATGATATGTTAAATGGTGACGGGCTTAGAACTGTCCTTTGGGTATCAGGCTGTAATCATCATTGTAAAAACTGCCAAAACCCTCAAACATGGAATAGAGATAGTGGTATACCATTTGATTTTGATACTATTTTTGAAATATGTAACCAGTTAGACAAGTCATATATTTCGGGTATAACATTTTCAGGCGGCGATCCTTTGTTTCCTGATAATCGTGAAATAGTATGCACAATATCTGCACTAATAAAAGATTGCTATCCTACAAAAACTCAATGGATTTACACAGGTTATAAGTGGGAGGAAATTAAAGACTTGCCTATTATGGAGTGCATCGATGTAGTCGTTGATGGTCAATACGAAGATGACAAACGTGACATAACATTAAAATGGCGAGGGTCAAGCAATCAAAGGGTTATTGATGTACAGGAAAGCCTAAAGCAAAACAAAGTTATTCTTTGGTGTGATTAATAAAAAAGGGTTTGCATTTTAGCAAACCCTAATAGATTATTAGCCGCCACAAATCATAATTTGTTCAATATTATGTTCAACGAATGATAGCGACTAATCACATCTTAATTATAACATATAGAAACAAAAAAGTAAAGTGAGGTATCTTAATGATTTATGTTGCAGAATTTGAAAAAGTAACAAAAGAGCGTTTTGAATATGACATGGTAAAGAGCGGATATACAGATTTTTCGTATGATAATATTATAATACCAACAAGAGCAACGTCTGGCTCAGCGGGCTATGATATACATACACCTGTAGCAATCAATGTCAAGGCGGGTGAAACCGTTCTTGTTCCATTGGGCATACGTTGTAAAATAGACGAAGATTGGTTTTTGGCAATTGTCCCAAAATCGGGTTTGGGCTTCAAATACGGAATGAGGCTATCAAATACCTTCGGCGTAGTAGATAGCGATTATTCACACTCGGAAAATGAAGGACATATTATGGCAAAGTTCTCAGTGGACAAGGATTTAGAGCTAAAGGCTGGCGATAAATTGTGTCAAGGTATTTTTATTAAGTATGGTATTACTGTTGATGATAAAGCCGACGGCATAAGAAATGGTGGCTTTGGAAGTACCGGAAGATAGTGTTAAAGCTTTTGTGGAGGTACAACAAATGGAACAGATCTACACAATAAAAGAAGCTGCTCAAATTCTTAGAGTAAACACGAATTACATATATCGAGAAATAGGCGAGGGTAAAATTAAAGCTGTAAAGATAGGTTCATTAAAAATACTTGAGTCGGAATTGCTTAGATATATAGATACAAAATCATCGTAACGTAGAACACGCACGAATGTGTGTGCTTTTTTCGTATTAACTAAGGAGGAGAATTATGGCAAGATTAAATGTGCGTAAGCGTGGTAGCAAATGGGAGTATCGTTTTGAAGGTGCGGCGATTGACGGCAAAAGAAAACAGTACACAAAATCTGGATTTACTAATCGTAGGGCGGCGCAAAAAGCAGGTACGCAAGCCATGAACGAGTATAATAGAACTGGCAATGTATTTGTTCAATCAGAAACAAGTTTTAACGATTACCTTAAAACTTGGTTTGATGTGATTTGTGAAGCAAAACTTAATAAACAAACAAAAGCCAATTACCAGAAAAAGCTAAGATTATATATATTGCCTGAATTGGGGAAATATAAAATAAGTTCGCTAACTCCTCCTTTATTACAAAAATTTATAAACAAACTTTATGATTCAAAGATGAGCAGAAATACTTTGTCGGTTATTAAATCGATCCTTTCAAGCAGTTTAAGTTATGCCGTAGAACCACTAAACTATATTTCTTCAAATCCCATGGCATATGTTCAATTGCCAAGCAAACGTTTGGCAACGGTCAATTCTAAGACTCAGCCGCATTATCTAATCTCGGAAGAAGACATGTTACGAATTTTTGAGCGTTTCCCAGAGACCTCTTCTACTCATATACCAATGATGTTGGGCTACAAATGCGGGCTTCGATTAGGCGAGGCTTATGGATTATGTTGGAACGATGTGGATCTGATTAACAAAACAATTTCAATAAACCGTCAAATACAATGGGACGATAGCGGAAAACGGTGTTGGTATTTCTCAAATCCAAAATATGATTCCTTTAGGACAATAACTATAGACGACGGATTAACTGAGCTTTTGCAACGTGAAAAGCAAAGACAAGAAGAGTATCGTCGTTTTTTAAAAGACAAATTTATTTATTGGTTTGAAGATAAAGACGGAATATTGAACAACGAACATAGAGGTAAAAAAATACATCCTGTCTGTATAAGAAACGATGGCAGTTATATACAACCAAGAACAATGCAACATACCTCGATGATTATACACAAGAAGTTAGGTATTAATTTTACCTTTCACTCTTTAAGGCATACGCATTGCTCAATGTTGTTATCAGCAGGGGCTAAGCCTAAATATGTCCAAGAAAGGTTGGGGCATAAAAATATTCAAATCACATTAGGAATATACCAACATCTTACAAATGAAATGAAAGAAGAGGGTGACGATGTTCTTAATGATATTTTTGCCCACGAAGCCTGATTATTAATAAAAAATTAAGGCGTTAGATTAATTTATCTAACGCCTTCTTTTTACTTAATAATTTTTTAGTCTTTAACGTTGTCCACGAAATATACAACTTGTCCACGAAACTGTCCACATTTTAAAAAAGCGTGGACAATCCGTGGACAGTGGACAATTTTTTTACATAAAAAGTAAATTTACAATTTCTTGCAAAACCCGCAAAGTGGCTTAAAACCTTACTTCATAGCCTCTTCAACTGCAACTGCGCAAGCAACT